CCCCACTTATCAACAGGGGGGATGCCTCAGTTTGTATTAAAAAGAATTCAATTATTACAAAACTTTAAAGATAAAGTTGAAATATTCTTGGTTGAATATTCTCAATTTAGTAACACATACGTAGTACAACGAAATCAAATAATTGATCTTTTAGGTGAAGATCATTTTTTTACTCTTGGTGGTACCGATGAGGTTAATAGAAAATATGAATTAATTAATATTATTAAAAACAATAATATTGATATTATTCATTCGGAAGAAATGTTGGATGGATTTGAGTCGTTTAATAAAATTCCAATTGATTTATTAAATCAAATTTATTCAAATGATAGAACTTGGAGAATTATTGAAACGTGTCATAACATTTGGTTTAATCCCCCATCAGATAAAAAATTACATCCAGACGCATATTGTCTTGTTACACCATATCATATGGAAGTTTCTTTTAAGAATGTTGATCCAATTAAATATCTATGGTTATACCCTTATGAAAATAAAGTAAAACCTATTTTAGAAGAAAATGAAATTTACGGAGATTTTAAACAACTTCCTCTTATACATAAAATAAAATTAAGAGATGAACTTGGTTTAGATATGTTTAAAACACACGTATTAAATGTGGGGTTGTGGACAAGTGGTAAAAATCAAAACGAAGGGGTTGAGGTTGCGAGAACTTTGGTAGAATCAAATCCTAATATTGAATTCCACTTTATTGGAAATCAGGCCCCAAACTTTGAAAATTATTGGGGTCCAATCATAGAAAATCTTCCATCAAATGTTAAAGTATGGGGAGAAAGAAATGATGTTGATAAATTTATGCAAGCTTGTGATGTTTTAATGTTTAATTCAACTTGGGAATGTAATCCATTGGTTATCAGAGAAGCGATTAATTATGGTATGAAAATATTAACAAGAAATTTACCACAATATATGGGAATGTTTGATTCGTTTATTACCCCAATTGATGGAGATAATAATAATATATCAAAACAATTAGTGGATTTAATATCAGATAACAAAACATATGATATACCAAATGATGAGAATTTTGGGGAAAATTTATTTCAAATTTATAACTCAACTAAATCATTACCCATAAGACAACAAGATCCAATTAAAAACGATTATATTTTTACACAACACTATGTGTGTCAACCATTTTTTGAAATAAAAGGACAAAGCGAAAATAAGTTTGATATAAAAATGTATGATGGTAATGATAAATTAGTTTATAGTACCACAGTACCGATTAATAGTTGGGTTAAATTAAATAGAGGGTATTACACAGATTGGAAAACAAAGGTTTGGGAAAATGGTGAATTAATTTATGATAATGTAATTAATTTAGAGGGTAAAAGAGTTTATATATCATTTGGATCTAAATCGTTGGGAGATACTATGGCTTGGATGCCATATGTTGAAGAATTTAGAAAAAAACATAATTGTACGTTAATTGTGTCAACATTTATGAATTTCTTATTTAAAGATCAATACCCTGATATTGAATTTGTAGAGCCCGGAAATGTTGTGATGAATATTCATGCTCAATACAGATTGGGTTGGTTCTATAAAGAAGATGGTTCGGTGGATTATGATATGACACCTAATGATTATAAAAAACAACCATTACAAAAAACGGCAACAGATATCTTGGGTCTTGAATATACGGAGATTAGACCAAAACTTAAATTACCAAATGTATCAAAAAAGAAAAAAGTTGGAATTGGTTTCCACTCAACAGCACAATCAAAGTATTGGAATAACCCCGATGGTTGGCAAAAAGTTGTTGATTACCTTAACAGTTTGGGTTATGAATGTATGATCTACTCCAAAGAAGGTGATGGGTATATGAATAACAATTATCCTAAAGGTGTAACAATATATGAAGGTGGTAATTTACAAGAAGTAATTGATGATCTTGTAACTTGCAAATTTTTCATTGGTTTAGGATCAGGACTGTCTTGGTTGGCTTGGGCTTGTAAATTACCTGTTGTTTTAATATCAGGGTTTAGTGAGAAGTGGGCTGAAACAAAATTAGATACATACCGAGTTATAAACGAGAACGTATGTCACGGATGTTTTAATTCAGAAAGATTAGATGCCGGAGATTGGAACTGGTGCCCACTACATAAAAATACCGACAGAATGTTTGAGTGTACCAAAAGAATAAGTTCAGATATGGTTGTTAAAGAAATAAATAAAATAATATATAAAGAAGAAACCATGGAAAAAATTGAAGATAAGATATTTGATTGGGGAGGAAGAAGTGAATGGTATGTTAAACAAGCTGAAGAAGAAATATTTGAAGGTAATACTTATGAAAGATTTTTTGAGGTTGAGGAAGGTGATGTTGTTGTTGATTTAGGGGCATCTTTGGGTCCATTCACATATAAAATATCAAAGAATTCTTGGAAGAAAATAATATAAGTAAAATTGATTTTTTAAAGTGTGATTGTGAAGGTGGTGAATACGACGTGTTTCAACCAACTAATATTAAATTCCTTAAAACAATTCCAAAGATTGTCACAGAATTTCACTTGAGAGATGATGAAAGTTTTAATAAATGTAAGTTTAAATGGTTTAGAGATAATATTCTACCTCAATTTGATAACATACAAGTTTACTCAGTAGATGGTGTTGATATAAAATGGGATTTATGGAATGATCACTTTATAGAATATTATAATGAAATAATAATTTACATGGATAACAGAAAATAAAAAAACCCTCACTTAACGGTGGGGGTTTTTTATGTCTTTTAATTTGTTATTAACAATCTGCACTAAAAATAAGTGAGGATCCATCCCAATAATAACATCCTGAAGCATCAACATAGTAACCTTGAGCAGAAGGTGTTGTACAATCTTTATCGTCAAATATTCCAAATGCACCCTCCAAACGACAAGCGGCGCCAACACATATGTGAAGGTAAACTTGTCTTACATCATTACATTGACAAGCAGTTACACAGTCATCTTGACTATAACATAATTCCACAAGACAACAATCAAGTGCACATGGAGAAGGTGTTGGTGTCATTGTTGGTGTTGGTGTTGGTGTTGGACTTACTCCCCCACCTGATGAAGGTGTTGGTGTTGGTGTTTTAGTTGGATCCGGAGTAATAGGTGGAGTATTAGGTGGTGTTGACGTAGGTGTTGGAGTTGTGGTTGGAGTATTAGTTGGTGTATTTGGAGGTGTTCTTGTTGGTGTTGCAGTATTAGTTGGTGTATTTGGAGGTGTTCTTGTTGGTGTTACTGTTCTTGTTGGTGTCATTGTTTGAGTTGGAACAGGGCTACCACCTGGAGTTCTTGTTGGAGTTACAGTTGGAGTTGGAGAACAAAAATCAATGTCATCCATTTTACTTGCATTTGCCTTAAGTATATCGTCTACTTTACTGATATTTGCACATAAAACGTCATTAACTTTACTTACTGTTGGCATATTAAATAAATTATACTAACTCAATCCAATCTTGTGAAGGATTAAAATAAATTTCATCTGCGGCGATAGCGTATCCAACAACTCTAACTATATCTGCTGATCCGGTTGGTTGTGTTGAGGTTAATGCTCCTGGTGTTGTTGATAAATAAACAGGTGATCCAACAGTAAATGACCAACTCGTGTTTTTCATATAACCTCTAATCATAACACCAATTTCAAATCCATCACTACTAACAGCAATCCCTAAAAGGTTTCTTGAGTTTGCAGCAAAATCCGCATCTGTAAGAATCCATGTTGTTGATGAACTCAAATAATACACTGAACCTCTTGTTGACGTACCAGTTACTATTGAAATCGCCTCACCGTACCAATCACCATTATTAACCAATCTATTTATTGGGTTAGTATTTAAAATGTATGTACCAGAACCTGATGTAACTGAAAGTTGAGTACTAATCGTAACACTACCATTAACATTTAATAAAGACCCATTAAAAGTTAAGTTAGGTTCTGAGTTTGCAGAGTTTGCAGTCCCGTTAGCGGTTAATACATTATTATCGGTTGTTGGTGATATAGTAGAGAATCCTGTACCTGAAGTACCATTTGTACCAGAAGTACCGTTAGTTCCCGATGTTCCGTTGGCTCCCGATGTACCATTTGTTCCTGAAGTTCCGTTTGTACCATTTGTTCCTGAGGTTCCATTTGTACCATTAGTTCCTGAAGTTCCATTGGCTCCGCTGGTTCCATTAGTTCCCGAAGTACCATTTGTTCCATTAGTTCCTGAAGTTCCGTTGGCTCCCGATGTACCATTTGTTCCTGAGGTTCCATTAGTACCATTAGTTCCTGAAGTTCCGTTCGTACCATTTGTACCTGATGTTCCATTGGTTCCGTTGGTTCCCGAAGTACCTGACGCACCGCTTACACCGCTAGTTCCATTAGTTCCTGAAGTACCATTTGTTCCATTAGTTCCGCTAGTACCATTTGTACCGTTGGTTCCGTTAGTACCTGATGTTCCATTAGTGCCGTTTGTTCCTGAAGTTCCATTTACACCTGAAGTACCATTTGTACCACTAGTTCCATTAGTCCCATTTGTCCCCGAAGTTCCATTTACTCCACTAGTACCATTAGTTCCCGATGTTCCATTTGCTCCGCTGGTTCCGTTAGTTCCTGAGGTTCCATTCGTACCATTAGTTCCCGATGTTCCATTTGCTCCGCTAGTACCATTAGTTCCTGATGTTCCATTCGTACCATTCGTTCCTGATGTACCGTTTGCACCGCTAGTACCATTTGTTCCTGAAGTTCCATTCGTACCGTTTGTTCCTGAAGTTCCGTTTGCACCGCTAGTACCATTTGTTCCTGAAGTTCCATTCGTACCGTTTGTTCCTGAAGTTCCGTTTGCACCGCTAGTACCATTTGTACCTGAGGTTCCATTAGTACCGTTTGTTCCTGAAGTTCCGTTTGCACCGCTAGTACCATTTGTACCTGAGGTTCCATTAGTACCGTTAGTACCTGAAGTTCCGTTGGCTCCCGATGTACCATTTGTTCCTGAAGTTCCATTCGTACCGTTTGTTCCTGAAGTTCCGTTGGCTCCCGATGTACCATTTGTTCCTGAAGTTCCATTAGTTCCGCTAGTCCCATTCGTACCATTAGTACCTGATGTTCCGTTGGTTCCATTAGTCCCTGATGTTCCGTTGGCTCCGCTCGTACCATTAGTTCCACTTGAACCATTTGTTCCGTTAGTACCTGATGTCCCATTAGTTCCAGATGTACCATTAGTTCCGTTTGTGCCTGATGTTCCATTTGTACCATTAGTACCTGAGGTTCCATTTACACCACTTGTTCCATTTGTACCTGAAGTTCCATTTGTTCCGTTTGTACCAGAAGTCCCATTAGTACCATTTGTCCCACTAGTTCCATTAGTACCGCTAGTGCCGTTAGTTCCATTTGTTCCGTTAGTTCCGTTGGTACCTGAAGTTCCATTTGTCCCGTTAGTTCCGTTAGTACCATTTGTACCTGAAGTTCCGTTGGTTCCACTAGTTCCATTTGTACCGTTTGTGCCACTTGAACCATTCGTACCATTAGTTCCGCTTGTGCCATTTGTACCATTTGTTCCTGAAGTTCCATTCGTCCCTGAAGTACCATTAGTACCATTCGTTCCACTTGTACCATTAGTACCTGAAGTTCCATTCGTTCCGCTAGTTCCATTCGTACCATTTGTACCTGATGTACCATTAGTTCCTGAAGTTCCGTTAGTACCACTGGTGCCATTTGTTCCATTTGTACCTGAAGTTCCGTTGGTTCCACTAGTTCCATTTGTACCATTAGTTCCTGATGTTCCGTTTGTACCTGAAGTCCCGTTTGTTCCGTTAGTACCACTTGAACCATTTGTTCCATTAGTCCCTGATGTTCCGTTGGTACCATTTGTTCCTGAAGTTCCATTAGTACCATTTGTTCCGTTTGTACCATTAGTTCCTGAAGTTCCATTAGTTCCTGATGTTCCGTTAGTACCTGACGTTCCATTTGTTCCGTTAGTACCACTCGAACCATTCGTCCCATTAGTTCCCGATGTACCATTCGTTCCGCTAGTTCCATTAGTACCATTGGTTCCTGATGTACCGTTAGTCCCACTTGTTCCATTAGTACCGTTTGTACCTGATGTGCCGTTTGTTCCATTTGTCCCCGATGTTCCATTTGTACCGCTAGTACCATTCGTACCTGACGTTCCATTTGTACCATTTGTTCCGCTTGTACCATTAGTACCTGATGTACCGTTTGTTCCACTAGTTCCGTTTGTACCATTTGTTCCACTTGTACCATTAGTTCCTGACGTTCCATTCGTCCCACTAGTTCCATTTGTACCGTTAGTTCCTGAAGTACCGTTAGTTCCTGAAGTACCATTTGTTCCTGATGTTCCGTTAGTCCCATTTGTTCCCGAAGTTCCATTAGTACCTGATGTACCATTTGTACCGCTAGTTCCATTAGTACCATTAGTCCCTGAAGTTCCATTTGTTCCCGATGATCCATTAGTACCATTTGTACCTGATGTTCCGTTTGTTCCCGATGTCCCATTAGTTCCGTTAGTCCCATTTGTTCCGCTAGTACCATTTGTTCCATTCGTTCCACTTGTACCATTAGTTCCTGAAGTCCCATTTGTACCATTAGTTCCGTTGGTTCCTGACGTTCCATTTGTTCCATTCGTACCGCTAGTCCCGTTGGTTCCTGATGTTCCATTAGTGCCAGATGTTCCGTTAGTACCATTTGTACCACTAGTACCATTTGTTCCATTAGTTCCCGATGTACCATTTGTACCTGAGGTTCCGTTAGTTCCATTCGTACCGCTAGTTCCATTAGTACCATTAGTACCCGAAGTTCCATTTGTTCCGCTAGTCCCATTAGTACCGTTTGTTCCCGATGTTCCATTAGTGCCAGAAGTTCCATTCGTACCTGATGTACCGTTTGTACCTGAAGTACCATTTGTTCCGTTTGTACCACTAGTTCCATTAGTTCCGTTAGTTCCATTTGTACCCGACGTACCATTTGTTCCTGAAGTACCGTTGGTACCACTTGAACCATTTGTTCCATTAGTCCCTGATGTACCGTTTGTTCCATTTGTACCGTTAGTTCCCGAAGTTCCATTAGTCCCTGATGTACCATTCGTTCCATTGGTTCCACTTGTACCATTTGTTCCTGACGTTCCATTAGTTCCTGAAGTTCCGTTTGTACCTGAGGTTCCATTTGTTCCGTTCGTTCCTGAAGTACCATTTGTCCCTGAAGTACCATTTGTTCCATTTGTACCTGAGGTTCCGTTCGTACCTGAAGTACCGTTTGTTCCATTGGTCCCGCTCGTACCATTGGTTCCTGAAGTTCCATTCGTACCGTTAGTTCCATTAGTCCCTGATGTACCGTTTGTTCCATTTGTACCGTTAGTTCCTGATGTACCATTTGTACCGCTAGTTCCATTTGTACCCGATGTTCCATTAGTTCCATTTGTCCCGTTAGTTCCCGATGTTCCATTTGTACCTGATGTTCCATTAGTTCCATTAGTACCATTCGTTCCACTTGAACCATTTGTTCCATTAGTTCCCGACGTACCGTTAGTTCCTGAAGTTCCATTGGTTCCATTGGTTCCGTTCGTTCCTGAAGTACCATTTGTACCGTTAGTTCCATTTGTTCCATTAGTCCCTGATGTTCCATTTGTCCCGTTAGTTCCGTTAGTACCATTTGTACCTGAGGTTCCATTTGTTCCGTTCGTTCCTGAAGTACCATTGGTTCCATTGGTTCCGTTCGTTCCTGAAGTACCATTTGTACCATTAGTACCGTTAGTTCCATTTGTTCCTGAAGTACCATTTGTTCCGTTCGTACCATTGGTTCCTGATGTCCCGTTTGTACCTGAGGTTCCGTTTGTTCCATTTGTACCAGAAGTTCCATTTGTACCATTGGTTCCTGATGATCCATTAGTTCCATTAGTACCTGAAGTTCCATTCGTTCCGCTAGTTCCATTAGTACCTGAAGTCCCATTAGTTCCATTAGTTCCTGATGTCCCATTTGTTCCATTAGTTCCATTAGTACCCGAAGTCCCATTTGTTCCTGAAGTTCCATTTGTCCCATTGGTTCCTGATGTCCCATTAGTTCCATTAGTACCCGAAGTCCCATTTGTTCCTGAAGATCCATTCGTACCGTTGGTACCACTTGAACCGTTTGTTCCGTCAGTTCCTGAAGTACCATTGGTACCTGAAGTCCCGTTTGTACCATTTGTACCTGAAGTTCCATTAGTTCCATTAGTTCCTGATGTTCCGTTGGTTCCATTAGTTCCTGATGTTCCGTTGGTTCCGTTTGTCCCATTTGTACCATTGGTTCCTGAAGTTCCATTAGTACCTGACGTTCCATTGGTACCGTTTGTTCCGTTAGTACCACTAGTTCCGTTTGTACCCGACGTTCCATTCGTTCCATTTGTACCGTTAGTACCATTTGTTCCACTTGTACCATTGGTTCCTGAAGTTCCATTTGTACCATTGGTTCCTGAAGTGCCATTTGTTCCACTAGTTCCATCCGTTCCGTTAGTTCCATTTGTACCTGAAGTACCATTGGTTCCATTGGTTCCTGAAGTACCATTCGTTCCGTTAGTTCCATTCGTTCCGTTAGTTCCGCTAGTACCGTTGGTACCACTTGAACCATTTGTTCCCGACGTACCGTTAGTTCCTGAAGTTCCATTAGTCCCGCTCGTACCGTTAGTTCCATTTGTACCTGAAGTACCATTGGTTCCATTCGTTCCTGAAGTACCATTCGTTCCTGAAGTTCCATTAGTCCCGCTCGTACCGTTGGTTCCATTTGTACCGCTAGTACCATTTGTTCCTGATGTCCCATTAGTGCCATTAGTTCCACTTGAACCATTTGTTCCGTTAGTTCCTGATGTTCCGTTTGTTCCTGATGTGCCATTAGTACCGTTTGTACCTGATGTTCCGTTTGTACCATTAGTTCCTGAAGTTCCATTCGTACCGTTAGTTCCATTTGTTCCGCTAGTACCATTGGTTCCGTTAGTTCCCGATGTACCATTAGTTCCATTTGTACCGTTTGTACCCGAAGTTCCATTAGTGCCTGACGTTCCATTGGTTCCGTTTGTTCCATTAGTACCTGAAGTTCCATTAGTACCATTTGTACCTGACGTTCCGTCGGCACCACTTGTTTGATAGAACGTATTTCCATTTGAATCAACAACAACAAATCTTGTTAAACTTGATCCACTTGTTATTCCTGTAATAGTTAAATTTGTTGTTGTGGTTCTACCTGAACCATCAAAAGATATTTTGTTAACACCAGCACCATTTTGAATTTGGAATACCGCATCAGCATCAGAAGCACTTCCTCGTCTAAATGTTACCCCATCCAAAATTGAATTTGTAATAATCTCAGGGTCCGCTGAGTTATTATATGCTTGTTGTAAGTTTGTTGTTGGTGAACCACCAGCTGCTCCCGTTGAATCTCCAAATTTAGAAACATTGAAAAATACCGCCTTATCTGTATCTGATAAATCGGTGGCACTACTTAAAACAGATAACACACCAATTAATACAGCATTAGTTGTGAAATTAGAAAACTCAACGTATTGTTCTGTTGCAATGCCGGCAATTGCCTGTGATAATGTTTGATATTCTGTTTGTCCATATTGAATTCTAAAAACCCCGTTTTGTACTACATAAATTCTTTGGTTGGTCGCTTTTGTTCCCGATATATTTGTAATTACACCCCCCACATCATACTTAGTTGGATCAATAACTGTTGTGTTTGATGAAGTTCCACCTGTTTGTGTTCTATATTGGAATGTACATGGGGCTGTTCCCGAAACATAAAGAGCATCAGGATTTGAGGTATCGTTAGTAAAATTAATACCTAACCCATATATGTATCCTGCACTTGTATTAAAATTTAAATTAACTCCGTTAGGTGATGGTTTTATGCCACCATTTATTAAACCAATTGGATAAAACATATCACGTAGTTGTGATAACGGTGATAAAACAAAATCAGGTTGGCTAAATGCATTAATAATGTTTGTTTTATTGGCGTGACCTAATTTACCTAAAAATAAATTTTGTCTTCTTTGTTGTTCAGTTAAAGGAGTATTTGATTGAGATATTGTACCACCACTTGTTAAATAAATCCAAGTTTCAGTATCTGTGTTAACATAAGTCGCAGTAAACGTACCCCCAGTATATTGAAGATAATAAAGTTGTGGTGATAAAGGATTTGTTGTGTCATCAACTATCCAACCTTTAACAGGTGCAACAGTAAATGTTGTTGGGGATGCGATAGTAATTCCTGTAAATTCAAATACACCAGTTGATGAGTTAACTGTTGAAATATTATATCCCACAGCAACCCACTCACTTCCGTTACTCGATAATTGTATACTATTTGTTTCACCTAAAATTATAAAGGATTTTCCATCAATGGTTTCACTTCCGAATGGGTCTACTGTTACCGCACCTCCACCATTATTTTTAATGACGTATAAACGACCTTTTTTGCCAACTGCCGTCGGTAATGATACATTAAATGTACCACCGGTAATGTCGATCATATAATCGTCTGTGGTTGCGGTGTAAGCACCATTGATTGTTACTTGTGGAAATGTTATTCCACCCAAAGATATTATACCACGCCTTGCGACGAATTCATTTGCCATATTCTTTTTCTTTTTTCCCTATCCAAAAGAAAATCCTTTGATTTATTTGTTATTCAATAAATATTCATTAAGTAAACTTTATCACCTAAAAAGAAAAATTAAATAAAAGATTGTTTTTAGAAAACGATTCTTGTTGCAACTAAGATGTCCCAAGTATCAACACTAATTGTTGCAATTAATTCAACACTTCCTGAATTTACTTGAACTTTCCAAACAAGATCTGCGGTTGATCCATTTAAATCGGGGGATGAAATATCAGTAAATACTGCACTTGCGTTGTCCCAAGTTGAAAATACTTGACCCATACGTTTGTAACCATTTGTATTAGTAATACAATATTCAAATATTGCCGAACAACCAAAGTCGGTACCAAATGTGTCAATAATTGTTGTTGTTGAAATGTTTGTTGATGTTTTAGTGTTAACTTTATCGTAACTTGCATTTAAAGTTAGTACTCCGTCAGGTCCATTATATGTGAAATTGGCTTCAGCAACAATTCCTCCTGATCCATCCGAAGTTAAAACTTCATTATCTAATCCCGGTACTAAAGGTGATGATCCGCTAGTCCCGTTTGTCCCATTAGTACCGCTAGTTCCATTTGTTCCCGAAGTCCCATTAGTTCCGCTTGTTCCATTAGTTCCGCTTGTTCCATTGGTTCCGCTAGTACCGTTAGTTCCACTTGTACCATTTGTTCCATTTGTGCCTGATGTACCATCCGTACCATTAGTCCCGTTAGTTCCATTAGTTCCGCTAGTCCCATTTGTTCCGCTAGTCCCATTTGTTCCGTTAGTACCATTCGTACCTGATGTGCCACTTGAACCATTTGTTCCATTTGTGCCTGAAGTTCCGTTAGTTCCTGAAGTTCCGTTAGTTCCTGAAGTACCATCTGTTCCGTTAGTTCCTGAAGTACCATCTGTTCCGTTAGTTCCTGAAGTACCGTTAGTTCCTGAAGTACCGTTTGTTCCATTCGTACCGCTTGTTCCATTGGTTCCTGATGTTCCATTAGTACCGTTGGTTCCACTTGAACCATTTGTTCCATTTGTACCCGATGTACCATTTGTTCCTGAAGTTCCGTTAGTTCCGTTAGTCCCTGACGTTCCGTTTGTTCCATTCGTACCGCTAGTACCATTAGTTCCTGATGTTCCATCCGTACCATTTGTTCCCGAAGTCCCATTAGTTCCGTTAGTTCCTGATGTTCCATCAGTGCCACTTGAGCCATTAGTACCATTAGTTCCTGATGTTCCGTTCGTACCATTTGTTCCATTGGTACCGTTGGTTCCTGATGTACCATTAGTCCCGTTTGTACCACTAGTCCCATTAGTTCCAGATGTCCCATCAGTACCGTTTGTTCCCGAAGTCCCATTAGTTCCGTTAGTACCACTAGTACCATTGGTTCCATTTGTTCCCGAAGTCCCATTAGTTCCGTTTGTTCCGCTAGTACCATTAGTTCCGTTTGTTCCTGAAGTCCCATTTGTACCATTGGTACCTGATGTCCCGTTTGTTCCTGATGTCCCATTTGTTCCATTTGTTCCATTAGTTCCGCTAGTCCCATTTGTTCCATTTGTCCCATTCGTACCATTAGTTCCAGACGTCCCATCAGTCCCGTTTGTCCCTGAGGTTCCATTGGTTCCGTTTGTACCGTTGGTACCTGATGTTCCATTTGTCCCGTTGGTTCCACTAGACCCATCAGTCCCATTAGTTCCTGATGTCCCATTAGTTCCCGAAGTTCCATTTGTTCCTGATGTCCCATTTGTACCATTAGTCCCGTTAGTACCGTTGGTTCCACTTGAACCATTTGTTCCATTCGTTCCCGAAGTCCCGTTAGTACCATTTGTTCCCGAAGTTCCATCCGTACCATTAGTCCCGTTAGTACCATTTGTTCCCGAAGTACCGTTGGTTCCGTTTGTACCTGAAGTTCCATCCGTTCCGTTTGTACCTGAAGTTCCGTTAGTTCCATTGGTACCTGAAGTTCCATTTGTCCCATTAGTTCCGGATGTTCCACTTGATCCGTTAGTTCCGTTTGTACCTGATGTTCCATTTGTACCGTTAGTTCCTGAAGTCCCATTAGTACCACTAGTTCCATCCGTACCATTTGTCCCACTAGACCCGTTAGTACCGTTTGTTCCTGAAGTTCCATTAGTACCGTTAGTTCCACTTGTTCCATTAGTACCATCAGTTCCTGATGTACCATTGGTTCCTGATGTTCCATCGGTTCCATCTACACCAGATAATCCACTTGTGCCGTTTGTGCCTGAGGTCCCATCTGTACCATTAGTTCCGCTTGTTCCATCCGTACCATTAGTTCCGCTTGTTCCATCCGTACCATTAGTTCCGCTTGTTCCATCCGTACCATTAGTTCCGCTAGTACCATCTGTTCCATTAGTTCCGCTTGTTCCATCCGTACCATTAGTTCCGCTAGTACCATCTGTTCCATTTGTTCCTGAAGTTCCACTTGTACCATCTGTTCCTGAAGTTCCGCTTGTACCATCTGTTCCTGAGGTTCCGCTTGTACCATCTGTTCCTGAAGTTCCGCTTGTACCATCTGTTCCTGAGGTTCCATCCGTACCATTAGTTCCGCTTGTACCATCTGTACCATTTGTTCCGCTTGTACCATCTGTTCCTGAGGTTCCATCCGTACCATTAGTTCCGCTTGTACCATCTGTTCCTGAGGTTCCCGATGTACCGTCTGTTCCGTTAGTCCCTGAAGTCCCATCTGTTCCATTAGTACCACTAGTGCCGTCCGTTCCATTTGTTCCGGAAGTTCCATCTGTTCCACTAGTACCATCTGTTCCATTTGTACCTGAAGTTCCGCTTGTACCATCTGTACCTGAAGTGCCACTAGTACCATCTGTACCTGAAGTTCCCGAAGTTCCATCCGTACCATTTGTTCCACTAGTGCCATCTGTTCCATTTGTTCCGCTTGTTCCATCAGTACCCGATGTTCCGCTTGTTCCATCAGTACCCGATGTTCCATCAGTTCCTGAAGTTCCATCTGTTCCGTTAGTTCCTGAAGTTCCATCTGTTCCGTTAGTTCCTGAAGTGCCTGAAGTTCCATCCGTACCACTTGAACCATTTGTTCCATCTGTACCGCTTGAACCATTTGTTCCATCTGTTCCTGAGGTTCCATTAGTCCCTGAAGTTCCATTTGTACCAGAAGTTCCCGAAGTCCCATCAGTACCATTTGTTCCGTTTGTACCACTTGTTCCATCAGTACCACTTGTTCCATTTGTGCCTGAAGTTCCGTTAGTTCCGCTTGTACCATTTGTTCCTGAAGTTCCACTTGTTCCATCAGTACCGGAAGTTCCACTTGACCCATCTGTTCCATTAGTTCCGCTAGTACCATTTGTACCGTTTGTTCCCGATGTCCCGTTTGTACCGTTTGTTCCAGATGTACCATTTGTACCTGAAGTTCCGTCAGTTCCGCTAGTACCATTTGTTCCTGATGAACCGCTAGAACCTGAAGATCCTGATGAACCACTAGTTCCGCTTGACCCATTTGTTCCATTAGTTCCCGATGTTCCATTCGTACCATTAGTACCTGATGTTCCATTCAAACCTGAAGTTCCATCTGTACCTGAAGTTCCATTTGTGCCTGAAATACCATCATTTCCACTCGTACCATTAGTACCTGAAGTACCGTCAGTACCTGAAGTACCTACACTACCAATTACAGATGCAAGTTGAGCGATTGTTGCTTTATATGAAGAACCTGCCGGATTTTGAGACGTATCTCCGGTTATAACTATATGAAATAAATCAGTAAGTGTTACACCAGTTGCTAATACTCTGTCCGTCAGTCGTTGTAAACCCATTATATATTTTTATTAATAAATATTCTAAAAATGATTATTGATCTTGGAAAATGAAAATCTCCGCATCCATAAATAAGAATATTTCACCATCCTCAAATATTTTAGCCGTATTAATACCTCCACAATAAAGAACCCCAAATAATTCACATCCAACATTATCTATCATTTTTAACCCAACTGCTGGTGAACCATTAAATTGTGGTGGTAATGTTATTGTTAACGGAAAGGTTGCTGTTGATGGTATTGTTGCAATTAACACACATTGATTTCCATAAACATCACAAGCATATAATGTATATGGATATGCTGAACCTGTAATGGAATTTATTTGAATTTGTGTCATACCTTATAAATAGTTTAAATAAGGAATTACAAATAAAATTTTATTTAATTGATGATGATGTTGGTGTATTTGTTGGGGTTTCCGTAACTGTAGGTGTACTCGTAATAGTGTTTGTTGGGCTGTTGGTTGGGGTGGTAGTTACTGTTGGTGTTTCTGTCACGGTTGATGTCGGAGTATTTGTTGGAGTTACAGTTGGTGTTATTGTGTTAGTTGGTGTTGGTGTCGGACTAAATGGTAAATCTTCAAACGTGGTAAAAGTATTTACCGTATAATATACTTCCTCATTATATGTAACGCTAAAATTATCAAATTGTGACTCAAATGTTAATAGTTCGTAATCAATATCGCTATAATAAAAAGCAGAACCATAAAGATTACCACTTGGTATATTTATAGCTGATTTAATCTCAATTGTATCTCCCGAAACAACATAAAGGTAATTTGTGAAATAAAGTAAAATATCATAATCTAAAGGTTCTTCAATTGATAAATTATAAAAACAATTTACAGATCCAGGAACATAAGATGCAAATAATTCAAAATTCACAACACTTGATTGGAATGAATCAGAACATATAGAAAGTAATGATCCATTAGTTCCACCGTTACCACTAATATTAAGTGATGTAAAAGGTAATGAATTTTGTATTAGGAATTTACCCCCACCTCCCGTTATTGGTGCTCCCGCACCTGAAAGAATAGTATTACCAACTATAGTGGTAAAACAATTTACAGATGATAAAATTAATGGTATACCAGTACCTGTGTTAGTGGTTAAAATAAAATCTTCATTTGTCATCATTCCTGTTGCACTAATAAAAATAATGATGTTATTAACAGGAGAACTAAAATTCATTGTATACAAAAATGATCCGCTTGATCCTAACCATTTTGAGTTAATAGGTGTTGTTACACTACCACAACTTGTAAATGGACCAACAGTATATGTTGAAACACTACCCGTAAATGATTCCGTTATTGTTATACCATTTAATGTTGTTGGAGGTACTACACTTGTAAGACAATTTAAAACTGGTAATGGAGTAAAAGTTGGAGTTGGCGTTGGGGTTGGGGTTAATAATGCAGGAATAATAGAATCTGTACAAATATCCATTATAGTACCATTTATTCCGCCCGGACCTGCAACAGTTAATGTTGTAAATGGTGATGAATTACTTATTGTAAAAATACCGTTACCGTGTGAGTAATTACTTAAATATGGGGGGATTGTACCATCACATAAAGGTGATGATGTGTTTGCTGCTGTTATAGTATTCGCATTAATGGTTGCACAACAATACTGACAAGATGAAATCACTGGTGTCCCACTTCCCATATTTGTTGTAAACGTAAATGATTCTGCTTGAGGGGTTGCACCTGGGTTACTAGCGTTATATCCATATAATCTTATTACAATATCATTAACGGGTACACTAAAAGTTAATGTGTAGGTAAATGGTTGACTCGGCATTCCGATATTACCCAACCAAACAGTTGATGTCGAACCAATTGGTGATGGAAGCGGACATAAATATCCGAAACCAAAATATGGAGTTATACCAATACTTCCGGTACTGGTTGCAGATATTGTTATACCATTATATAATACAGAATTACCTGATTGAGGTAACAATCCTGCGGTTGTACAAGAAGCACAAATCGGTGTTGATGTTGGAGTTGGTGGAATATTTGTTGATGTTATAGTTGGTGTTGGAGTTTGAGTTGATGTTATAGTTGGTGTTGGAGTTTGAGTTGATGTTATAGTTGGTGTAATTGTATTCGTTGGTGTTGGAGGTGGGTCAGTTGAGGTCATTGTTGGAGTTACTGTTGGGGTTACCGTTGGGGTATTACTTGGTGGACAATAATTTTTAGTGTTACTTGGTGTTACTCTTGGTGTTTTTGTTGGTCTTGGTGTTTTACTTGGTTCAGGACAACCACATGGATTTGTACAAGTTGTACTTGGAGTTGGGGTATTTGTTGGAGTTATTGTTGGGGTTGATGTGGTTGTTGGTGTTGGAGTTGGTACCTTACAAGGATCTAAACTTGGAGTTGGTGTCATTGTAGGTGTTACGGTTGGTGTTTGAGTTCTTGTTATTGTTGGTGTTGGAGTTGGGGTAGGTGTTGGTCTTGGTACTTGTAAAATATTTGGACAATCTGTATTACAATTTCCATCATCACCTAAAACTAAAATTGTATATGTACCATATATTTCTCTTGGTGGAATTAATAATGATGCATCAAATAAATAAGGCAAGACAACATTACCTAAATTAATAACAACATTATCGTTATCAGGTTTAAATAATACCGTTGCAATTTCACCGTTATAATTAATACTCCCTATTAATATAGTTTGACTCATCTTGTTTAACTATAAATACAATCTGAAATTATTTTATACAAAATAAGTTGGGTCAATTATTACACCAGGGTTTGTACCTATTTTTTGATATATTACTGCTCCAGTTGTTACAAGTCGAATTTCAAAACTATTTGGATTATTAATGTCTGTCATATAAACTCTGTAAGGTGTAAAGTCATATTCCCACCATTGAGATTCATTACCATTATTTGGGTCTATATTGTTATTAAAGGTCATCCATGGGAAATCACAAGTGGTTGCCGATAAACTTGGAATTATAGTTAATGGGGAACCAGAATATGGTAACGTTCTAGTTGAATAATAAGGTATATATAAAGACGCAGATCCAAATGGACCATTTGGTGTTGTTGGGGTAGTTGCAAACATATATGATCTTGAATGGAAAGGATAATCATATCTTAATCCATTATTTGACACATCGTTAACGTTTGGTGCTGCAACCGAACCATTTATTGTATTAACATAATAATCCGCCATACCGTAACAACCATTACATGAGCTATTAGGATATTGATTTGTTATTGTTGCCATATTAATAGTCATTGTATACGCCCCAACACCTCCACCTATGGTTACAACTGAAGATGGGTGTATTGGGTAATTCACGACGGTATATTGGTTATCACCACAACTACTACTAATCGATAATGGTTTTAAATGTCTTAATTCAATATATTGATAGTAATTTATGTTACTAGGTGTCGGAGGAGTTGGTACCCACCCTACAATAATATTATTTAAAGTGTAAATATATGAATTATAATAAGTGTCTCTATCAATAATTGACGAACAAGTTATTGTTATTATAGACCCTGTTTTATTAAGTGTAATTGTGTTATTAGGTGTTGTTTGGCAAGAAGTCGTCCACGCATTACCTCCACCATAACAAGTACCATTAAACGATAGTCCTATATTCCATGGATAATGACCCGCTAAATTATAATAAGTTGATCTTGTAAAACTACCATTGGAGTTTGGCCATATGAATGTTGGTAAATTTGGATTAATCACAGAATGCATATATTTGAATATGTCTTCATTTGTATATGTTGGGCATCCAATAATATTGGCCTGTATCTGTAATTCATTACAAGCATTAACAGATGAAGATAACGTTGATGCCGAAATTTTAAAAGGTGTGTAATTTTCCAAACAAGAAACACAATCAAAATTTTCAAGACAAGTAAAATATAAATCCCAACTTGTGTTATTTGTTGACGTATTTGGTATAACCTCTAAAATTAAATAATCACCACTATTGATAATAAAGTTTGTTAAATTAATTGGTTTTGCATAATATGTTGTATTATAAGAACTTGGTATTCTTTTAGGTACTGTTGTATCTCTAAAATCATTTCCGTTTGGAACGTTAACACCCGTCTCTAAATATTCAACAACAATAGGTGAGTTATAGTTTGATCCATCCGCATTAACAAATGTTATTTTTAATGTGTCAAATATTGCCTCACCTTTCATTGCAAACGCAAAATAAGGTTGGGTTGGGTCTAAAGCAAATGTTGTTGACAATGTTCCAGGTGTTACTATAGATCCCGGTGCCGTTGTATAAGTTTTTCTACATTTATAATGTCCAACTTCAGTACAGTTTTGACAACTAAATGACTCAACATTAATATCAAGATTAGTAAAGCAATTTAAATTTGCTGCGGTTGTCCCACTTAACCCTGTTGATGTGTAAGTTGTTCCAGCAATTACAATCGCTTGTAAAATAGGCGTGTATTGACCGGCTGGCAATGGAGGTGATGATGGTCCTGTTAATGGATGGGTAACTGTATATGTTGTATATCCAGCAATTGGAGGCCCGAACCCTGAAACTAATTGAATAACCGAATTTGAATCGTACCAATAAATAACATAAGACGTAATAGATCCACATCCACCTGTTATACTACCAACAACTAATTGACCAACTGTGTTTGAACTAAATGTATCAAATCCTAAACCACAAGGAGGTCCACATAAATTTTCACCAAATACTTGAGATGCTGTTGGGGTTGGTGTGTTTGTTGGTGTTACGGTAGGGGTTAATGTGTTTGTTGGTGTTACGGTAGGGGTTATTGTATTGGTTGGAGTTGGAGTTGGGGTTGTGTCAATAACATTATATTCAAAATCATTCACATCGCAAACAACAGGATTACAATCGGGACAATCAGGATCAAACATACTAAATCTATCTTTTAAGATTTTAAAATTATGTTTTATCTCAGGTGCGGTTAGAGGGTCCACGTACATTCTAAATTGTGAAATTCCTCCCTCAAATGTCCCACCAAAATTTTGTTCTAATAGTATATTTGTTTTCATTCCTGCAAATGTTGTTCCGCTTAGAACATTAACAGGGAATGATTCGGGATCTTGAATATAATCTGTATAAGGTAAAGTACAAGAAGAGAAAATTAAATTTTCGTGTAGTCCTTGTGTACCTCCACCCCAAGAAATATTAAATGGAACACCAATCTGCCTTTCTTTATCTGTGTCTAATGGTCTTGGAATAATTTCTTCAAAATTCTCAATAGTAAAGAACGGTTTTCCATTTACGTAGATTTTTAATCTACCCATTCTAAATTCTAAATCATTTAACCATTTTTGGTTAAGTTTAACTAATTCTATTGTTTCAGGATCAATACTACAATTTTCGTGAGTGTATGGAGGTTTTATTAATTTAGTGGTATCATTTACTAACGAATCTAAATATTTAATTTCGGTGATATCACCTAAACCACCCCTCCATTGTAAATCACAAGTATCTAACCAAGTATACCTTCTCCATACAACATCTACCATCAACCATTTTTCTAAATCAAAAAATGTATCGCATTTTGTTAAACAATAATCATAAATTCCGTTTGGAGAGCAATACGTATCAAATGTATAACCTGTCATCTGAGTTACTCCTGTTGTTGAACAACTTCCTGTTGTTACACAATCTCCCGTAAATCTTAAAACTTTAACACATATTTTTGGATTTCTTGGATCTCCTGAAAATTTAACAGAAAACGCATTAGAAAGTGAATCCCATAATGGGTCTTTTTCACACGTATCTTCTATTGAAGTATATCCTGTGGTTGCACAAGTAATACAATCAATACATTCATCACACGTATCACAATCAGGACATTCATGTTCACATACCGGTGTGGTTTCACAATACACAGGTGAAGGTGTTGGAGTTGGAGTTGGTGTGGGGGTTGGTTCACAAGGTTTACATAATAATGGTACAATTGGCATTGGTGTTGGGGTAACTCCCGTTATTAATGCACATGGGTGAGTTTTACATTCCCATCCACAAGTACCACAAGGTTCTTCTCCACAATCACAACCACAATAACGTTTTTGTTCTTTACAAACATCACAACCATAATTTAGATGGTAATCGTGAATTCCATCAACCGACCTTGGTGGGTACACAAAAATACATCTACTATTTGTTACACCTGTATTACAACAAGCACAAGTCACTAAACAATCCGCCAATCCCGAAGTTACTCTTGTGTAACCTGTAAAGCATTTTGGGTGTCCATCTGCGTGATGATAAAATTTATTTTCGGCTCTTGTCCCTAAATAAAAGAATGTATTTTTATTATCAGGATAAATTTCATTTAATGTTGTATCTCCCGAACCAGGAATTCTATCATTAACAATTCTTGGTTTTAATAACATTTCTACCGACCAACCTTTGTTGGTTCTTTCTGGTAAAGCCTCGTAATCATATCCAAATAATTTATAAAATCCTTGATAAAACCCACCATATAACTTATGGTATTTACCAACGTTAGGTTCCACAGCACTTTCAATTTCATATAAAGTATTTTTTGGAATCCCTGAAAATCTATTATATTGTGAAGTATATCCCGTAACTTGGAACATCTTCATTCTTCTATCAAAATATGTTCTTTGGAATTTTTCGGTTTGATTAAATAATCCATTTGTAAATGTGATTGTTTGACCCACCAATGATGTGACTAAACCATTATCCATTCCGACTAATCCTATATCACAAGCACTCTGAGCACTAAAACAAGTCAAATCCAAATTATCGGGGTTATAATAATTTTCTGATACAACTAAATTTCTATAATCATATTGACCATATGTTAGTGTTAAATTTTGTGTGGTATTTGAACTATTAAGGTCATAATAAACAGGTAATCTATTTCCGTATGTTTGGGCAATAAGATATGGTGAGAACACAACCTCTTGGTTGTAATCCACCTCATCAGACGATAAGGACATATCTGAAGTATCTAAAGCGAAACTTATTTTTAGTTTCGGATACACATATTGATTAATGTTCTGTTGTGCCATCTTTTTTTTAATAAATACCACTAACGAAGTATTTATTGTAAAAAATACTTATGATGAGTAAAATAACTGACGAACTTAAAAAATATAAGAATGCCGCAACTAGCGAGGCAAAAGAAACTAGATTGTTGGTAAAAATATTAATGTCGGCTGCAAAAGATTATAAAAAAGACAAGAAGTTTAAATTAGATGATGAGGACATACAATTTATTAAAGATCAATCACAAGATCTTTTAAAATTAATTCCATTAATTGTTATTCAAATTTTACCCGGATCTACAATTGCAACTCCATTTATTGTTGAATTAAGTAAAAAATTAGGGATTAAACTGAATAGTAAAATACCTGAAAAACATAAAGAAAAAAAATCGGGAGGTGAGATTGATGAATTAGTGAATTCTGATGGGTCTATGATTGGTAAATCAACTCCAATGTTAGATTTAGGTATGCACCCAAGAAAAACAATGGACCAAACGGTTATTGCCACAAGACAAACAAATAATCCTGCGGTAAGAGGTTATAGAGTTTATTGGGGAGAATCTGAAGAAAAAGATGATGAAAAAATGTTAGATGAATATAATTTGAAGCCTACGTTTGCTTATGATGAAACAGAAGATGTTTCAACATATGACGAAGCGGATGAAGTATTAATTGATTTAGGAATAGAAGATGATTGTGAAAGACACGAAAGATTGGAAGTTTTAGGATTTGACCCCAATTTAGACAATCAATTAAAACAGGAAAAGAAAAGAGGAGAATGTAAAAAATGTTTTACTAAAAGAAGATTATCGGAATTAGAAAAACAAAAAATGAACAAAATGATTGATGAAATTTTGATTGGTAAAAAAAATAATAATAATGATTTTGTAACAAAAACAAAAGAAGATGAGGATGAAGATAAATCTCCAATTAGTAAAATATTAATGAGAAACATTGAATCTATAAAAAGAATTGCGGAAAAAGAAGGTATATCATTAAATAAACTATTGAAACATTTTAAAGAAAGTGAATAAAGAACTATATGGTAAGGTAATACCATTACCTAAAGAACTATTAGAATACCTACAACAATGTTTTGATCAGGTTCCTAATTCTGATGCTTCAGTAGAAGGACACAAAAGAAATGAGTTTTTAAGAGATAGAAAACAAGCAACTTTTCAACAGTTAGAAAGAATTGAAAATTGGTTTAACTATTATGACGGGGAAAAAGAATCCGCACCATATATTTTAAATGGTGGTGACTATATGAGAAGTTGGGTAACTCAAACAATTGACGGATTAAGAAGAGGTACAACAACACCTGAAATCACAAATGATGTTATGCCTGATGATGTTAATGATGATCTTATTGATGACATGGGATGGTTATCAAATATGAACAGAGATGTAAAATCACACAAAGATGTAAATGATGATATAAAAATCACAGAAGCCTTAAAAAGGATAAACGACATAATGAAAAAAATAATTTAATATGCCAGTTACAGAACCACTTAATTTTAGTCAACCGGATAATGAGTTGTCTCAAATTGCCGCACAACAAAGAGGGAAATTATTTCCAAAGAACGATTATAAAGATACGAATAAATACTCAGCAACTAACCCTGACGCAATTTCCGATGGTGATGAGTTAGGAAAAGGTACTGGTGTATTTTTAGATACCGTTAATGGAGGATCCTCAGTAGATGTTCTTGAAAGAAAGAACGAAATAAAAATAAATGAATATCAACCAAATAAGCCTTACACAACTCCTTCGGCATAATGAAACTTTACAATACTTTAAAAGATATTATTCTTGAGGTAGTTGCCGTTAATTCAGTTACAGACACAATTAAAAAGAAACAAAAAATTGTGATATACTATGATGGCGATGAACCAGGAGGTAAAGGTTTGCGTTTAATTGAACCTGTATGTTTTGGGTATAGTAAAGCAGATAACCCTGTTTTAAGGGCTTGGGATTTAGAAGGAGCATCTCACACCGCATATAAAGGGGAACAACCTTTACCAGGGTGGAGATTATTTAGGTTAGATAAAATATCAACTTATAAACCTTCGGGAGAAAACTTTGACACTCCTCGTCCGGGGTATAACCCAAGAGGGGATAGAAGTATGAACAGAGTTATAATTAACGCTGTTTTTGATGAGGGGGTAGAACCAACAATAGAGAGTTCAATAAACGATATTGTAACTACTGTTGTAACCTCAATGATAAATAACATAATTGAAAAAGAAGGTGAGGATTATTTGGTAAATGTTGATCTATCTAAAGCGGCAGAATCTTATAGACAAATTTATCAAGAATTAGAAAGAAGATTAAATAGAACATTAACACCTGAAGATAAAGAAAACTTCAGAAGTCAAATACAAGATTTAATTCGTCAATCACAAGATTTAGTAATAAATAATTTAAAATAAAATATGGGAGCAGAACAAGATTTAATACAAAAATTAATGATCTCTAAACAAATTATGGACAAACATAATGGTATGAGTAGAAATCAATCTCAAGGTAATGTTTTATCTTCACCTATGGTGGAAGAGTTTTCACCGGTACAAGGTACGTATAATATACCATCTGATGTATTATCTGAAACAAGTGCCGTACCAACTAAAATTAATACAGAGTTACCAACATCAGATAGAATTCTTAATTCAAGATTACCTGATGAAATTAAAAAATTAATGATGGAACACCCAATACAACAACCTACAATGGGAGTTTCTACCGGTTCTGTTTTATCTAATGAACTAGTTGAGAAAGCTTCAAGATTAATGAATACAAATGCAAAAGGAGATTTACTACAACAACCAAATAGACCACAACAACAAATAAATGAAAGTGTTCCAAATAGTAATAATTTAAAAAATATTATTAGAGAAACAATGGAAGAAGTTTTAAAAGAAAATGGTTTACTTGTTGAGTCGGAATCAAAAAGTAATGATCTTTTTAAATTTAGAGTTGGTGATCATATCTTTGAGGGTAAGATTGTTAGAGTTAAAAAAGTCGCAAAGTAACAGAATCTATAATTTAATTTATTTCCCCATTCTCTTTGAGTTTGGGGTTTTTTATTTTTGGGGTTGATATTAATTCATTAAATGATTATATTTCTAATAAATTTATATTTTATTATGACAAAAATTAATGTATTAGTTCTCCCAAGTGACAAATCTGGTGTGGGAAAGTTTAGGTCAGTTGACCCTCACGTAATGTTACAGAATATGTATCCTAACGATTTCCATATAGATATTGATTACGAACCAAAAGTTATGGATCAAAACTATTGGAAAAAATATCAGATTGTACACGTACACAGAAACATTGGTCAAACCTATGAAGAAACACCTAAATTAATTGAGTGGTTAAAATCAAATGGTATTATCGTTATTGTGGACATAGATGATTATTGGTTACCAACAAAAGAACACCCTATTCACCAATTAATTATCCAAAATAAAATACACCAAAAGATTATGGATAATTTAAAAGTTGCATCTTATGTGACAACAACAACGAAATTATTTGCCGAAGAAATTAAAAAATATAATAAAAACGTTGAGGTATTCGCAAATGCAATTAACCCTAAAGATCCACAATTTAATGAGCCAACATTACCATCTAATAAAATTAGAGTGGGTTGGTTAGGAGGATCATCACACCTTCACGATTTAAAATTAATGAATGGATTTGTTTCAAAATTATCTCCATTACAAGATAAATTACAATATTACGTTTGTGGTTTTGATACAAGAGGTACGGTAACTGAAATTAATAAGGAAACGGGACAACAAACTCAAAGAGCAATTAAACCCGAAGAAACGGTTTGGGCAAGATATGAAGAAATATTTACTGACAATTATAAAATAGTAACTCCTAAGTACAAAGAGTTTTTAAATAAATTCGAAGAGAGTGAATTTTTTGGTTGGGAAAATGAAAACTATGTTAGAGTGTGGACAAGACCAGTTACCACCTACGCTAAAAATTATTCCAAATTCGATATTTCGTTAGCACCAATTCAAAATCATATCTTTAATAGAATGAAATCACAATTAAAAGTTATTGAAGCGGGATTTTACAAAAAAGCATTAATTGCTTCTAACGTGGGACCATATACAATTGATTTGAAACACGCATTACACCAAGGTCAATTTACTGATGGAAATGCTTTATTAGTTAATGAATCAAATAACCATAGTGATTGGTCAAAAAATATTAAAAAATTAGTAGAGAATCCAAATATGATTGTTGATTTAGGTGAACGATTATACGAAACAGTTAAAGATAAATACGACCTTAATAACGTAACAAAAGAAAGAGCAGAATTTTACAAATCCTTAATAAAATAAAAAATGATTAACGTCCCAATTACAAAAATTTTATTCCTTGATATTGAAACAGTAGGAATATCAAAAGATTATGATACTTGTGTAAAAGAATACCCAAGATTAGGTGAACAATTTGATAAGTATTTCGATTGGTTTTTAAAAAGATTTCCTGAAGATCAATTGATTGGTAAGAATGAAAATGAACGAAAAAATCTAATCTTCTCAACAAGAACGGCATTAGTTCCTGAATTTGCAAAGATTGTTTGTGTAAGTGTTGCCTTTGTAACAGATAAGAATGAAGTTAAAAAACAAACATTCTCAAATGATAATGAAGAAAAACTTTTAACTGAACTCCAAATATTGTTAAATCGTTGTGGAAAATTAGATTTTCATTTATGTGGGCACAACTTAAAGAATTTCGATATTCCAATGATAGCCAAACGTATGATTATTAATGGATTAAAACCATCATCAATACTACCATCATACGATACTAAACCTTGGGAAGTTAAAGCCATTGACACTAAAGACGTGTGGCAATATGGTGCTTACACAGCAATTGGTTCTTTAGATTTAATGTGTTCCGCATTAGATATACCAACACCAAAAGGTGGTGAAGTAACAGGAGATAAAGTTCACGATTGTTATTGGAATAAAGGTATGTTAAAAGAAATTGGTGAGTACTGTGAACGAGATGTTGAGGTTCTAATTGATGCTATCATAAAATTAAAACAATTAAAGTAATGGATAATAATAAATCGGAACATAATATGTCTGTTGACGAATTTGAGGAAATGCTTAAACGAGTTAGTACTCTTGAATCCGCCTTTGATGAAGATGGGGAAATTGAAATTGATTACGATTCAATTATCGAAGAATTTGGTTTGGATGTTGAGGAATTAGAGAGAGCCATGGAATCTATGCAACCCACAATTAAATTACATTATAGTAAATCGAATGTAGATGCAATATCTCCATCTTATGCTTATCCTACGGATTCAGGTATGGATTTATTTTCAACCGAAAAAATCATTATTGAACCTTTTGGAAGAGAATTAGTTCCAACAGGAATTCATTTTGATATTCCTGAAAACTATGAGATACAAATTAGATCAAAAAGTGGATTGGCTCTAAAACAAGGATTGATGGTATTAAATTCTCCCGGAACTATTGATCAAGGATACACGGGAGAAATTAAAGTTATAATTTTTAACACAACTAATAAAAGTGTAGAAATTACAAAAGGTCAAAAAATTGCTCAAGCCGTTATGACACCGGTTGTTTGTGGTAAATGGATTGATTTAACAGAAGTTGAAAATGTTACCTCAAAAGATAGAGAGGATAATGGATTTGGAAGTACCGGAATATGATAACAATTGGATATAGTACAAAATCAACAAAACCAAATTTTATTGCCCACATAAAAGAAACTTGTGGGTTAGAAAATTTTCAAATAATTGAAAAGATAAACAACGGCGAAAAATCATTATCGGTAACATACAATGAAATTTTATCAGAGAGTTTACATGACATTGTTGTATTATGTCACGATGATATTATTTTTGAAAAACCTTATTGGGCAAAAAGAGTTGTTGAACACTTTACAAAAAGACCTGAGTACGGAATCCTTGGTGTTGCCGGTACAAGATATTATCCATCATCAGGTATGTGGTGGGAAATAAGTTCTGAAATGGTTGGTCAAGTTTACCATAAACATAATGGAAAAAAGTGGTTATCTTCATATAATGAACCATTTGGTAATAAGGTAATTGATACTGTTATCATTGATGGTGTTTTAATGATGGTAAATAAGAAAAAAATATTTACAAAATTTAATGAAGAAGTGGAAGGATTCCATTTTTATGATACAACATTTTCATTTGAGAACCATATCAATGGTGTGAAAGTTGGTGTAATATCAAACATACCAATTACTCATTTATCAATAGGAATGACAAATGATCAATGGAATAAAAATAGAGAAAAATTTATAGAAAAATATAAAGAACATTTACCAAATATTTTAGAAAATAATTTACCAATTATTGAACAAAATAAAAAACTTCCTTTAGTATCTATAATAATGCCGGTTTACAATTATGGTAAAATGTTTCATAAATCTATTGAATCGGTATTTAACTCAACATATAAAAACTTTGAACTTATTATTATAAATGACGGATCAACCGATGAATATGTTTTAAACAAATTAAAATCATTATCTAACCACCCGAATATAAAAATTATACATCAAGAAAATGGTGGTCCGGCTAAAGCAAGAAATAATGGAATTAAAAACTCAAATGGGGTTTATATATTACCATTAGATTCAGATGATATGATATCTACCGAATACATTCAATCATGTGTGAATATCATAAGAAAGGATAAAAATATTAGCCCTGTCTATTGTGATACAAATCATATTGGTCAAATGTCTGGTGTGGAAAATAGACCTGAATGGTCAAAAGAACGATTAATTCAAGGACCATTTATTGTTAATTGTTCAATGTTTACAAAAGAATCTTTTGATCTATGTGGTGGTTACGATGAAGAAATGAAAGGGTGGGAAGATTATGATTTATGGGTTAGAATGATGAATAACGGTTTTGTAGGTAAAAGAATACCAAAACCATTGTTCACATATTATCACCACGAAAAAGACGGTACCGTATCAACAGAGGCAAATAAAAACACAAAAGAATTATATGATTATATAATGATTAAAAACAATATAATTAAAAATGAAAATAACTGATTTTTTTGATAAAACATTTTGCATAAATTTAGAAAGAAGATCTGATAGATGGGAAGAATGTGTTGTTGAATTTAATAAATATAATTTATCTAACATTAATCGTTTTATTGCGGTGGATGGTAAACAATTACCACAGGTGACTTCGGGGTTTGTTACCCCATCAAGATTAGCCTTGGTATTAACTAATATAAAAATATTGGAGGAATCAATTTCAAATAACTATAATACTATATTAATTTTAGAAGATGATGTTGAATTTAATGACCAAGTCCTAAACATGAATGAATACTTTAAAGTGTTACCTAAAGATTGGGATATGTTATATTTTGGTGGTAATCATAATACTCATATGGGCATTAATCCCCCATCTATAATTAATGAAAAAGTTTGTAAATTACATAACACATATAGCACTCATTGTGTGGCAATTAATGGTAAAGCAATAACAAAAGTATATGATAGGATAAAAAAATGTGATAACGCCCTTGATGTTATATATGTTGATTTACAAAAATCACTAAATGTATATTCATTTTACCCAATGATTGCAACACAAAGAGTGAGTTTTAGTGATATAGAAAATAAAGTTACCGATTATAAATGGTTAATTAAATAATTATGAGAGTTTCAATTTGCATTCCATCATATGATAGTGATGGTAGTAATTTACATTTACTAAGTAAAAACATACAATCTTGTTTATCTCAAGATTATAATGATTATGAAATTATTGTATCAGACCATTCTCCAGGTGACAATGTAAAAAATTTAATCTATAATTTTAAAAGTGATAAAATAAAATATATTAAAAATACAAACAATATTGGATACCCCGCACATAATACAAATAATGCAATTTTAAATTCAAGTGGGGAGTTTATTAAAATAATGAATCAAGATGATTATTTTAATAGTAATTCAGTATTAACAAATATGATGTTATTAACTAAAACACATAAGTGGGTTCTTAATGGATTTACACATTTAAAATCGGGAACTAATATATTTTATAATCCAAAAATACCAAGAATAAATGGTAACGGAATCCATTTATTAGACGGTATAAATACGATAGGTTGCCCTAGCGTTGGATTAATTCCAAAGGGGGAATTAATTGATGTGGATGTAACTTATATGATTGATTGTGAATTATGGTATCGGTTATTTATCAAATTTGGATATCCGGGAGTTGTTAATGATCATAATATTATTATTGTTATGGGGGACCATAATTTAAGCACTAAACTAATAAATGATAGTAAATCTATGATTTTAAAAGATAAAGATTATTGTTATAAAAAATATAAACTATGAAAAATTTAAATTTATTTGTTCCTAAATTCAGAAATGATGAAATTATTGAACACATTACAGAATGTTTAGATAAAGGATGGACAGGTCTTGGATTTAAAACCGTTGAGATTGAAAACAAATGGAAAGAATACACCGAATTACCTCACGCTCATTTTATAAACTCAAATACGTCTGGTCTTCATTTGGCAATTAAAATACTTAAAGATTCAAACAAATGGAATGATGGAGATGAAATTATTACAACACCTATGACATTTGTGTCTACAAATCATGCAATAAATTATGAAAATTTAAATCCTATTTTTGCCGACGTTGACGATAACCTATGTTTAGATCCAAAATCGGTTGAAGGTTTGATTACTAAAAAAACAAGGGCAATTATTTTTGTTGGTATAGGAGGTAATACAGGTCAATTAAATGAAATCATTAATTTATGTAAAAGAAAAAAACTTAAACTAATACTTGATGGGGCTCACATGGCTGGAACATTTATGAATATAGATGGAGAAATAAAACACGTAGGTCATAATGTTGACGTATCCGTTTTTAGTTTTCAATCAGTAAAAAATTTACCTACGGCAGATTCAGGAATGATTTGTTTTAAAAATGAAGATTATGATACATTAGTAAGAAAATTATCATGGTTAGGAATAGATAAAGATACATATCAAAGATCTAATGATAAAGGAACATATAAATGGGAATATGATTTAGTTGATGTTGGATTTAAATATCATGGTAATTCTATTATGGCATCAATGGCATTGGTAGGTTTAAAATATTTGGAAGAGGATAATTCACGTAGACGAGAAATTTGTGAAATGTATGAAGAGGGATTTAAAAATACGGACATTAAATTTATTTCTATTCACAAAGATTGTGTTAAGCCATCAAGACATTTATTTCAAATTGTAGTTAACAATAGAAATAAAATGATGGAACTTCTAAATGGTTATGGGATTTACCCTGGAGTACATTATAGAGACAATATGTTATATAAAATGTATAAAAGTAATTATGGTTCTTGCCCAAACTCACATAAATTATCCGAACAAGTAATATCATTACCATTACATATGTTTTTAACAAATGATGATATTAAATATATTATTGAGATGGTAATATTATCAAATAAAAATTTAAATTAATATGGAAACTTTAGTTATTTTAGGATCGGCCGGTTTGGCAAAAGAGTTTTTTTTATATATAAAAAGATCCCAACCTCAGATTAAAAATTTTATTTTTGTTAATGATCTTGATGATGGTCAAAATGAAATTGTAATATCGGGAATTTCATATCCTGTTGTCAAAGATTGGAAATTCGATTCAAGTTATTATTTTACTGTGGCGGTGGGAAGTCCTAAAATAAAAACTATTTTAGTTCAAAAAGCATTAGATAGTGGGTTAATTCCCGCACCAACTTTTGTTGATATAGACGCAAAAGTATTAGACAAAACTATTAAGTTAGGTGTTGGAGGAGTTATATCACCAGGATGTATTTTAACAACAAATATAACCATCGGAAATTATACCACATTAAATTTAAATACAACGGTAGGTCATGACACAATTATTGGTGATTTTGTAACAACTAACCCTGGTGTTCATATTTCAGGACATTGTAACATTGGTGATATGAATGAATTTGGTACAGGATCAATAGTAAGAGATAGATTAACAATTGGTAGTAATAAAATGTTCGGAGCTCAAAGTGCGGTTGTAAAATCTTTAGTAGACGATAACCCTGAAATTTTTGTTGGCGTCCCAATTAAACTTTTAAATAAAAAATAATGGGATTTGTAAGTGTTAAACTTATGGGTGGATTAGGAAATTATTTATTTCAAATTGCATCAGCATATTCTAAATCAATTGACGATAATTTAAGTTTTATTTTAGACATAAATGATATCACAATTGTTCATTCAAATCCAAATAATTACAAAAATAATATTTTTAGGAAATTAAATTTCCAACCATTAAATGAATCTTATTCACATTATAAAGAACCATCTTTTAATTATAATATTATATCAAAATTTAATAGTAACACAAAAATGGTTGGGTATTTTCAAAGCGAAAAATATTTTTTAAATAACCAAGAAAAAGTATTTGACATTTTTTCTATTGATGACCTAACCAATAATTTACTCAAAAAAAAATATGGTGATATATTAAGTCACGATACTTGTTCTATACACGTAAGAAGAGGTGATTATGTTAGATTAAATCAATATCACCCACCACAATCAATTGAATATTATAAAGAATCAATTAAAATTATTGGTGAAGATTCTTATTATTTAATTTTTTCGGATGATATAAATTGGTGTAAAGAAAATTTATCATTTATAAAAAATAAAACTTTTATTGAGGGTAATGATGATTACCAAGATTTATATTTAATGTCTATGTGTAAAAATAATATTATCGCAAATTCTTCATTTTCTTGGTGGGGAGCTTGGTTAAATAAAAATAACGATAAAAAAGTCATATCACCAAAAATATGGTTTGGAGAAAAAAATAAACATTTGAACACTAATGACGTGTACTGTAAAAATTGGATAAAATTATGAATAAAATAAAACCTACTTTAATAGGGGGGATCCCAAACAAATTAAGTGATTTTGAAAAAAAAGTTATTATGTATGTGGACCAATATGGTATTAATTTAAATCATTATAATCATAATGATTATGATTATAAAATTTACTGGCAGATTGAAGGTCAGGGTGTAATACGAAGAAGAGAAAATAATATAAGTTTCCCAATAAATTATAAAAATGAATTTGACCTCATTATTGCGAGTGACCCTACTATATTAAATGAGTGCCCAAACTCAGTTATTTTTCCATTTGGTGATTGTTGGGTTCCATTAGATGATCAAAAAATACATAGTAAAAATAAATTACTTTCAATTATAGCATCATCAAAAAATGAATTACCTGGACATAAATTAAGACATTTAACAATAAATAATATTGGTAATAAAATGGATGTTTATGGTAAATGTTGTAATTACGTAGAGAATAAGGCAGATGCATTAAAAGATTATATGTTCTCAATATGTACAGAAAATTTACAAATTGAAAATTGGTTTACTGAAAAATTAATAGATTGTCTTAGAACTGGCACAATTCCAATTTATTGGGGATGTCCAAATATTGGGAAGTATTTTAATCTTAATGGATTTATAATTGTTAACTCATTAGAAGAAATTATTGATGTGGTTAATAATTTATCTGAAGACAAATATTTTTCTAAGTTAAAATATGTGGAGGAAAATTTTATTAAAGCTTCAGAATATGGTAGTAATTTATTTGAGAGAGTTGATAACGAAATAAAAAAAATTATAAAATGAGTAAAATAGTAGTAACAGGAGGATCTGGTTTAGTTGGTCAAAGTTTAAAAAAAATTATGCCAAACGCAATTTATTTGTCATCAAAAGATTTTGATCTAACCACAGAAGTTGGTGTGAGAAATATGTACTTAAAACATAAACCAGACATTGTTGTACATTTAGCGGCAAAAGTTGGAGGTATTATTGATAACATTAATAAACCGGCAGAATATTATACCGAAAATGTAATTATGAATACACTGTTGGTTGATTACGCACAAAAACTTAATGTTAAAAGATTTATAGGGATTTTAAGTACTTGTATTTTTCCTGACGTTATGGAGACATATCCAATGAAAGAAGAAGATTTACATTTAGGTCCCCCAACTTTAACCAACTTTTCGTATGGATACGCAAAAAGAAGTTTGGCCGTTCAAATTGATGCATATAATAAACAATATGGAACAAAATACCAATATTTAACTCCATGTAATTTATATGGAGTTGGGGATAAAGATCATGAATCTAATAGTCATTTTATAACCGCATTAGTTAAAAAAATATTTGACGCCAAACAAAATAATGATAAATCAATAACCTTATACGGTGATGGTTCTCCATTAAGACAATTTATGTTTGCGGATGATTTTGCTAAAATTATTTATTATGTTATTTCTAATGAAATTTACGATAGTTTTAATGTTGCCGGAAACGAAAATTTAACAATTAAACAAATGGCAAATATTGCATTAAATTCTTGTGATGCTGATTTTTTAAAAATTAAGTGGGATTTAAGTAAACCAAATGGTCAACACAGGAAAGACGTGTCTATTGAAAAATTAAAATCTTTACTACCCAATTTCAATCCCTTATCATTATCCGAAGGAATAAAATTAGTATATAATAATTATTATGATAAAATTAGTAAGTGATACAATTAATAAAGAAGATATAAACTCTTTAGTTGAATGGTTAAATCAAGATGAAATACCAAGATTAACGAAAGGTGATTTAACTTGGGAGTTAGAATCTAAATGGGCAAATAAAATTGGAACAAAATATTCCGTTTTTTTAAACTCAGGGTCGTCGGCAATTCTTTTAACCTTAGCAGCATTACAACATACTAATAGATTAAAAAATAATAAAATAGTTGTTCCCGGATTAAGTTGGGCAACTGACGTTAGTTCGCCAATGTTATTAGGTATGGATCCAATACTTTGTGACTGTAACTTAGAAGATCTTTCTTGTGATCTAAACCATTTGGAAGAATTATTTAAAGAACACTCTCCATCAACATTTATTTTGGTTTCTCCATTAGGTTTAGTTCCTAATATGGAAAAAATTATTGAGTTGTGTAATAAGTATGATGTTATTTTATTGGAGGATGTCTGTGAAAGTATGGGATCAAAATACGACAATAAATATCTTGGGTCATTTGGTTTTGCATCTTTCTTTTCAATGTATTTCGGACATCACTTAAGTACTATTGAAGGGGGGTTTATTAATACTAATGATGAAGATTTTTATTATTCTTTACTTATGATGAGAAGTCACGGATGGGACAGAGATTTACCAAAAAGAATACAAAATAAATTACGTAATCAGAATGATGTTAATGAATTTGATTCGTTGTACACTTTTTACTTACCTGGGTTTAATTTAAGATCAACAGATTTACAAGCGTTTATTGGATTACGAGCAATTAATAAACTTGATGAATATACCGAAAAAAGAAATAAAAATTTTAAGGAATACAAAAGTTTAATAAAAGATAATCAATTAGATATTGTTAATTATGATAAAAATTTTATTTCAAACTTCGCATACCCAATTGTCACCAAAAACAGAAATAAAATCATTCAAAAATTAATTGATAATAATATTGAGGTAAGACCTTTAATTGCTGGAGATATGTCAAAAAAACCTATGTGGATTAAAAAGTATGGTGAAGTAATATTACCAAATTGTCAACTTATTAATGAATATGGTTTTTATATACCAAATCATCAGGACTTAACCTCAGATAAAATAAATTTAATAATTAATATAATTAATAATGAACAATAAAAAAGTGGCATTAATTACTGGAATAAATGGTCAAGATGGTTCATATTTATGTGAATTCTTATTGGAAAAAGGTTATGAAGTTCACGGAATGTTGAAAAGAAATTCAGTATCAGAAAATCAAACATCTCGATTAGACAAAGTATTTAATAAATTAAATTTACATTATGCGGATCTAACAGATTTATCATCCCTTATAAGAGTTATTAGTGAAATAAAACCTGATGAAATATACAACTTAGCCGCACAATCTCACGTTAGAATATCTTTTGATCAACCTATTTATACCGCAAATGTAACAGGACTTGGGACTTTAAATATTTTAGAATCCGTTAAACTAATCGACCCAAAAATAAAAATTTATCAAGCATCTTCTTCAGAAATGTTTGGTAATAACATTGACGAAGACGGGTTCCAAAGAGAAACAACCCCAATGTCACCTGTATCGCCATATGGTTGTGCAAAAGTATTTAGTTATAATATATCTCGCAATTATAGAAATTCATATGGTATTTTTATTTCCAATGGGATATTATTTAATCACGAATCACCAAGAAGAGGAACAAATTTTGTCACTAATAAGGTTTGTAAAGAAGCGGTTAAAATTAAATTGGGATTAACCAATGAACTTAAATTAGGTAACTTAGACGCAACAAGAGATTGGGGACACGCAAAAGATTATGTTGAAGCCATGTGGATGATTTTACAATTAGAGAATGCGGATGATTTTGTTTGCTCAACAGGTATATCACATTCGGTTAAAGATTTGGTAGAGTATGTATTCAACAAATTAGAATTAGATTGGAAACAATATGTTAAACAAGACGAAAAATTTTATAGACCCGAAGAACTTAACGATCTTAAAGGGGACTCAAAAAAATTAAGAGAATTAACTAACTGGTCACCAAAATATACATTTGAAAGTATGTTGGATGAGATGATTGAATATTGGTTAAATCTTTTAAATAAATAATAAATAATAATAAATGGCAACAAGAAAAAAAATTACTCAAACAACTGAAGAAACGACAAACCCTTTAGTATCAAGAAAGGACTTTATTAATTCGGTTATTAAGAAAAAACAAAAAAATAAATTTTTGTCTGAACACCAAGAAGAGTATTATAATATATTAAAAAATAATCAAATAACCGTGGCTTCAGGACCTGCTGGTGTGGGTAAAAGTTACATCGCAATGAAAGCGGCTGTAGATTTACTTATGGATCCAAATAATTCTTATGAGAAGATTATAATTGTAAGACCAGCTGTTGAAGCCGAAGAAAAATTAGGGTCATTACCGGGTAATCTTGAAGAAAAATTAGACCCGTATATTTTCCCATCTTATTATTTATTAAATAAAATAATTGGTAAAGAAGCAAGGGAAAAATTAAAAGAGGCGGAAATAATTGAGGTGTTCGCACTTGCATTTATGAGGGGTATGAATATTGATAACTCAATATTAGTTTTTGAAGAAGCTCAAAACTCAACCCCCAATCAAATGAAACTTTTGTTAACAAGAATTGGATTTAATAGTAAATTTTTTATTTCGGGTGACCTTGAGCAAACTGATAGATATAAAGATAAAAAACAATCAGGTCTTTACGATGCAATTCAAAGATTTAAAGATGTAAGAGACATCGGGGTATATGATTTTAGAGACGCTAAAAATGTAAGAAACCCATTAATTAGTAAAATACTAAGTAAGTATGATGAGAATAGGGATTGAGATTAATGGTGTGTTAAGAGACACTATTGGTAAGTTCACACAACTTTATGAAAAACATTTGATTGATGAGGTAGAATCGAACAACACAACTTACTTAATGGATCTTTCAGGTAATACTGAGGTGGCACTGTTAGAAGAACCATTTAAATATGAAAAATTAAGTGATGTTACATCTTTAAATTTGTTAGATCATTTTTCATTTCCATCAAAAGATGAATTATATAGTTTTATGTATGAAGATTACACAATGGAACTTTTTGGTCATGCCCCATCAACGGAAATGATGACTTTTAATATTTTAAATGATATTTATCACAACCTAAGAGACAAATATGATTTAATCATTGTATCTGATGAAATAGGTAGATCAAAACCATCTTCTTTATTTTTCTTATCTAAGTTTGGATGTTTACTTGAAAAAGTATTTTTTTATAGTGAAATTACAAAAAAAGATATGTGGAATAATGTAGACATTTTACTTACCGCTAATCCTGACCTATTATTAAATAAACCTTCTAAAAAGGTAGTGATAAAATATGAGACCGAGTTTAATAAAAATATTGAATCCGAACACACAATTAAATCGTTATCAGAATTTGAAGATAAATTAACAAAAATTATTGAAAATGTTTAAAGTATTTGGAGAACACTACTATCTTGATTTAGATATAATAGAAGAATATACTAAAATTGTCCCTGATATGGGGGCAACAGGTGAAACTGAAAACCATATCCATATTGTTAAGTATGAAACAATTAAATACTTAATTGAAACTGTAATGTCAGAAAATGAAACAATAGACGAAAAATTGGGTATGAATTCAACTGAAGCATCGTTACCATTTAAAATTGCGTTTAATACTCTACTTTTTAAAAAAATAATAAATAAATTATAAATATATGAATCAAGAACAAATATCAAAGTTAGAGAGGTCTATCCAAAATATGAAGGATAAAACCTCAAGAATTTACTTTGTGGTACAAGATACCAAAGGTAATGCTAAGGCATCCATTCGATACATTTATCAAATGGCTATGGCACTTAAATCAGATGGTTATAACCCAATTATCTTACACGAAAAACCTGAATACTTTGGAGTATCAGATTGGTTAGGTGATACCTATATGACGGAATTACCTCATAAAGCAATTGAGGGTAGTAACTTGGAAATTTCACCAGATGATTTAATTGTTATTCCTGAGATTTTTGGTTTCGTTATGGATCAAATAACAAAATTACCGTGTGGAAAAGTTGTTTTATGTCAGGCTTACGACCACATCTTTGAAACTTTACAACCTGGTCAAACGTGGTCGCAATTAGGTTTTTACAAATGTATTACAACATCTGAAAAACAAAAAGAATATATTGGTTCAGTTATGAGAAATATTTCATCTAGTGTTATTACACCTGTTATTTCTGATGTATTTGAAAAACAAGAATTTCCACCAAAAACAATTATCTCAATTCATACTAGAGAACATAGAGATACTGTTAATTTAATCAAAACATTCTATTCAAAATTTCCACAATACAGATGGATTACTTTCCGTGATATGAGAGGTCTATCTGAAAGTGAATTTGCAAATGCAATGAAAGAAAGTTTTATTTCTGTTTGGGTAGACCCAACGAGTGGATTTGGAACATTTCCATTAGAGTCAATGAAAATGGGTATACCTGTTATTGGTTTAGTACCTAATTTAGTACCTGAATGGATGAATGAGGATAATGGTATTTGGATTAATAATCATAATATGTTAGCCGATGTAATTGCGGATGTTGTACAAAATTGGTTAGAAGATAACATAAATCCTGAATTATATGTTGAGATGGGAAAAACAATTTCCAACTACACTGATTTAACAAAATTTAACGAAGAAGTTATCAAAACGTTTAGTGATATGATAAACACTCGTCTTGGAAATTTTGAAGAACAATTATCTAAATTTATAACAATTGAATAATATGAAAAATAAAAACACAATCTCAGTAATTTTACCAATTAAATCAGCGGTTTCTGGTTTCTTTGAGGAATATTTAAAAAAAGCAATCGAATCAATTAAAGTTCAAAAAGAACAATTTGATGAATTAATTATTGTACACACAAATGAAAATCTATTAACTAAAGTTTTAACTGAATTTGATTTTGGTGACTTAAATGTTAAATTAGAATCTTGGACAAAAGAAGCAAATTTTGCGGATCAAGTTAATCACGGAGTTAGTTTGGCAACTTCTAATTGGATTTCAATTTTTGAATTTGATGATGAATACGCAAACATTTGGGTTAAAAATGTTAAAAACTATATGGACATTTATCCAAACGTAGGGGCTTTTTTACCTATTGTTGTTGATGTTGACGATAAAGGTGTGTTTGTTGGGTTTACTAATGAGGCCACTTTTGCTGCAAACATATCTGAAGAAATGGGAATATTGACAAATGAAACATTACACACATATCAAAATTTCCAAATTTCCGGAATGGTTATTAGAAAGGATCTTTTTGTTGAAAATGGAATGATCAAAAGTAATTTTAAATTAACTTTTGGTTATGAATTCTTACTAAGAATGACTCAGAATTCAGTTAAATTTATGACCGTACCAAAAATTGGTTACAAACACAGTAATTTACGTGAAGGTTCTATTTTTTGGAATTACAAAAATGGTGAAGACCGTCTTAGTGAAGATGAGGTTAAATTTTGGATTGACTCAGCAAAAAAAGAATATTTCTTTAATACTCAAAGAGAAATAAATTATGAACCCCAAGAAATTTAATGTCTGAAAATGAAAACGTATTAGACAAAACGGATGGATTGAAAAAGAAGGGTAGAAAACCAAAAACAAATAATTATTTTGATGAAGTCGAGGAAAATGCGGTTAGAGAATATCTAACCGCAACCACAATGGATGAGAAGAATAGAATTTATAACAATTATTTAAGAATACCCTTAGACAAAATGATATCGTCAATTATAAGACGATATAAGTTATATAGAAAAGATATGAATTTTGAAGAGATTCATATAGATACACATTCATTTTTAATGACTAAAATAGATAAGTTTAAACCAGCCAAAGAAAAAAAGGCCTACTCTTATTTTGGTACTATTTGTAAAAATTATCTGATGGGACAAATAATGAAAGATCAGAAAGAAACAAATAGAAAAATATCATATGAAGATATATCATCTGATTTACAACATAGTCCTGATATGATCTATCATATTGATGACGATACCTTAACAACCGAAGAAATAATTAAAAAATTCTTAATAAAGTTAAAGGATTCTATGGGGGAAAAAACCATAAGTGAACAAGAAGTTAAATTAGGTCAGGCATTATATGATATATTTGAAAATTATAATGATATATTTTTAGATACAAGTAATAATAAATTTAATAAAAATATAATTCTTTTTGAATTAAGGGAGATGACAAATTTAAGTACAAAAGAAATTAGAACCTCAATTAAAAGATATAAGAAAGTTTACTTTCAATTAGTTCAGGATTTACTAAAATGAAATAATTAATATTTATTAGTATGCCAAGACCAAGTAAAAAAACAATTAATTTAACAAAGGATTCAATGTTATCCTTAATGCAAGAAATCTATAATGAAATTGTAGAGCAAAGAGCCACCGCAATTAGAATCCAAAACAAAATGTTAACTATGATGAAGGAGCCTGAAGATATGACTCTTATTGGTCCTGTTATTGAAAAACAACAAAAAATTATCAACGAATGCGTTGAAAAAAAATTAACCCTTTCTAAGTTACAATCCACAATGTGGCAAAAATCAACAGAAAAAGAAGATGATTTTACACTATCTGATATGGATTTAGATGACGAAACAATCCAAAGTTTAATACACAAAGATATTTCTGATGATAAAAATTATAAAATGAAATAATAATGCCATTAGATATTGACGACGGATATAAAAAAATAAAGAAAGAGGTAACCACAAAACAAAAATATAATCAAGTTAAAAAAGATATAAAACAACTTGAGAAAAAGGCGGGTGATTCATTTGAAGATTGGGGTGGTGGTTTAGAAAGTAAATTTGGTAAATTTGCCAATAAACAATTAAGTTCTGCCGAAAAAGCAAAAGAAAAATTTCAAAAAGATTTTAAAACCCAATTTGATCAAATGTTAGAAATTAAATTTCTAACTCAAAAAAGTGGTGATAAAAAAACAACAAAATATTTAAAAAAAACATTTGTTACCGCCATTGAACAAATAAAACCCCAAATATTTGATATTGTATCTGAATTAGGGGTTAAAGCGGTTGGGTGTGAATCTGAACAGGAGTTTCCCGCAAATGCAACATTTTATATAAAGGTTGGGGCAATTGATTTTATGGGTCTTTTGAAAGAAGATCCAAATGAAACTATTGGTAAAATATCTTATGAACAAAATCCAATAGTATATAACACGGCACCATTTTCAATGAATAAAGAGTTGTACAGTAGGATACAAAATATTAACGTACCTTATTCCGCACCAACGTTTGCCGGTGTGAACTATAAAGGACCATCTACTCAGGATTTATTTGATATAACATATGTTGAAAACTATAATGATCCTATTACAGGTAACTTAGTGGTTGGTAATTTTTTTAAAATAGATTTAAAACCTAGGTCTAATAACACAAATAAAGTTTCAGAATTTTTTAAAGATTATTATTCATCAATAGATATAATTGATTACAAATACTTATTTACAAATTTAATAAATCAATTAACTGGATCCATCTCAATCGAAAAAAAAGATGGGGATAAAAAATTAATTGATTTCACTAAATTTTTAATGGTTATGAAACGGATATTTGGAATGTGTTTCGATGAAACTAAAGAAATAGATGTTTCAGGTATTGCCAAAGTATCACAAACAGATGTTGTTGATGATGCCTTTTTTGAATTTAATGAGGTTGATTTAAGATATATTGATTCTGTGGTTTCTGACATTAAATTAGGTGTTGTTGAATTTGAAGATTGTGGTACCGTAAAATTACCCGTTGATGTTAATGCAGTTTTAGATACTTTAGATAGTTTAAAATTTAATCCGGGTACAAATAATAATAATGAAATTAACAATGCTGCGGAAAGTATAACAAAACCATTTGAAAGAAGAGGTCTTAATTTAGATCTTAGTTTTTTAAAAGAATACCCAAGAGCATTATTAATGACTATATTATCGCCTAAAACAATTTTACCAATAATGATTATGGCAAAATCTTTAGGTCAAAGTACGGTAGATTCGGTTAACTCTTTAATGGAATTTGCTAAACAATTTAAATCATATATTGTCCAATTAGCATCTAAAGTTATGGCTCTTTTTGTGAAAATATTATTTGACATAATTAAGGCAGATATTATTGCATTAACTAAATCAATATTGGCAGATATAAAAAATGAGTCGGTTGTTAAAAAATCGTTATTAGTATTGTCGTTAGTTGCTTTAATTACAAAGTTAGTGACAGATTTTAGACAATGTAAAAGTGTAATAGATGATTTATTATCAATATTAAGTTTGGTAGAAAAATCAATGAAGGCACAGAAAAAACCATTACCTTATCCATTATTAGTTGCAAGTAGAGTATTAACGGGGTTTTCAAAAACACGAGCAATGTTGAATGTAATCCAAAGGTTTGAGTCGTTAGGGTTACCAACGGGACCAATGCCAGATGGGAGTCCTAATTTATTCCTAGCTGCAGCAGATGCGATTATTGGTGCAATAGATGAAGAAGAAACAAAAAATGGTCAAGTACAAATTGCGGTAGATCCATTAAGTGTGTTACCTATCGGGACAACAATACCTCAAGTAGTTTACGGAAAAAAATTATAAATTATGGAATATAGTAGTGAAAAAAATAGAGTTACCTCTAATGAAATTGCGGAAATCATTAAAGAACATAAAACAAGATCAAATAAAGATTTAGTGGTTGCTTTAGAATTTGTTAAAAAAGATTTTGAACTTACTAAAGAAAGTGTAATTAAAATGACAGAACATTTAGATAAATTAGAAGTTGCTTATAATATTATTTTAAAAGAATATAATTCAAGAAATGGAAAATAATAAAATGATATTTTTTGGTAGGGTTACCGATATTGATGACCCATTATTAATTGGTCGTATTAGGGTTGAACCCAAGGATGAGGTGCAAGCATTTATTTATCCTGAAAACTTTAATCCAAAAACAGATAAGTGGAAACAAAATGACCCGTTAATTTTTACACCATTAATACCTTATTATTTTAATCAAATCCCCCAAGTTGGTGAGTATGTTCACATATTTTATTCTAATAAGGCAGAACCTATTGATGCCAACAAATTCTATATTCAAGGACCAATAAGTCGTCCATGGAATAATAAAAAAGAAGATTATAATAATGCTCAATCGGTATTGGCGAGTGGTGAAAAACTACAACAAGCATTTTCACCTATAGATCCAACAACAGGTAAAGTAAATGTATCTTTAACCGGTGTTTATCCTTTGCCTGGCGATAATGCTGTTTTAGGTAGAGGTACTGCTGATGTTGTGGTTAAAGAAAACGAAGTTTTAATACGTGCAGGAAAAACATTGTCTTCAGGAAATAATAATATACCTGTCGTTAGAAACGATTTAAGAAGTTTCTTACAAATATCAAGTTTTGAATTAGAAAACGTTAGTACAGGTACTGAAAATATTACTTCAGAAACTTTTGAGGACATCTCAACAAAAATGTATGTTCAATGGTCAATAACTAATTTAAGTTCTGTTTCACCAACATATGATGGTAAAGTTAGTGTTTATTCATTACCAGGTAATAATGATAATTATAAAGTATCAGTTATTAATCAAAGTATTGATCTTCTTGCGGGTCAAACAATCAGTCCAATATATGAAATAACATTTACGGGAAAAACTTTGTCCGACGCATCAACAATTATTAACAATTTAATTAGGGGGGTCAATGACGGAGAAATAACTTGGGATCCGGCATTAGGTTATCCAAATCAAACTATTACCAATCAGTTCCCATTTTTTTACGGGGCGGACCAATCCACATATGAATACCTAATAACAGGATTCTCATCTTTAATAAATGCGTCATCAAATATTTTACAATCAAGTAAAGCAATGTTACTTAATAATAAAGTTTCTTTGAGTTATGCGTATGAAGAAAAAGGGTTTGGTTTAGTGTGGAAACAATCTCCCGAAAAATTAGGGATATTACCTGAACTAAAAAGTATTGATGTTGAAAAAAGAGATTACTTGGTTCAACCAGTAACATACTCTGTTTTGGGTGGAGATAAGTTATATTTACTTACAAATAAATCTAAAGGTAAATTCCAAATTGATTTAAAGGATACCTTATATGGGATACCTCAATCTAAACTAGCGATAGATATATATAAGAAAACTAACTCAATGGTTAGGGGTGAAGAACTTATGAATTTATTAAATCAGATAGTTGATTTTATGTTAACCCACGTACATCCATTTCCTGGATTACCCCCAATTAAAGAATATCCAAATGCCGGTGTTTCGGGAAGAAAAATTGAGGAAACTATTAATAATGCCGAAAATAACATTCTAAATCAAAATATCCGAATTAATTGATATTTATATAAAAAAATGTAATGTCAATAAATAATTCATATTTTAGTAGGAATAATACCATATTATATAATAATCTAACAAATACGGGTAGAAACCCTGTTATGGAATTATATTATGGTGAAGATGGAATTGTTAATCCAAGAGGATTTAGTCGTTTTATTTTTGACATTGATTTATCTTTACTTACTCAAAAAATAAACGATGGGACTATATCAACGGGATGTACGTCAGCAATGACACACACCTTAAATATGACTAATACATCATATTTTGATAAAGATTTTTTGAACACGTCAACATCTCAAGGTAGATATAGAGCAACATCATTTGATCTTTTCTTATTTAGAATTCCACTTAATAATAGTACAATACCCGGAACACCTCAAAATTGGGATGAGGGAGTTGGATATGATTATATACCAACAAGTACGGTGGTATTTGAAGATAAGAATTATTCTGACAGACCATCAAATTGGTCAGCAACCACAACAATAGATAGTTGGCAAGAACCTGGAATATATAGTAATACTAATACGGGAGCATTTAATTATAATCAATTACAAATTATAGATACCCAACACTTTGAGTTTGGGGATGAAAATATTGAGTTTGATATGACAAATGAAATCAACTCAATATTAAACGGTTCTATTACCGATCCGGTTGGTTGGGGTATTGCTTATCTACCACAAGTAGAAAACATCTCAGGGACCACCGGAACGTATTCTGTGGGATTTTTTACAAGACATACACAGACATTCTACGAACCATTCTTACAAACAAACTATAATGACTTAATTGAAGATGATCGAAATTTATTTACATTGGGTAAAGTTAATAAGTTATATCTTTATGTATATGAAGATGGAGATTTCCAAAATTTAGATTTTGATCCTGTTGTTGAAATTAGAGATACCACTTGTACGGCAATACCTGGTTTAACAGGTCTAACAACTTGTCGTAGAGCAAAAGGTGTATATGAAGTTGTTATTCCCCCACTTATTGGTTATAAAACACCTTGTATATTTAATGACGTTTGGAGTAATTTATATCTTAATGGTTTTCCATTACCTAATGTAACTAACGAATTTACCATATACCCATTACAAAAATCTTTACAGATTGGTACCTTATCTCAGGAACCATCTATTTATGGTTTTGATTTCTATGGGATTAAACAAGATGAGAAAATATTAAACACTGATGTTCGTAAAGTAGGGGTAGTTATTAAAAAGGCTTATACTGCAAATCAACTTTTACTTAAAGTAGATGCTTCCTATAGAGTTTATGTGAAAGAAGGTTCTACTGAAGTACAAGTACAGGATTGGACAAAAATAAATAGGACACCAAATGAATACTATTTCATATTTGATACAAGAGATAAAATACCAAACGAATATTTTATTGATATAAAAGTGTTAAGTAGTGGTGAAGTTAATACTTATAAGAAACAGATTAAATTTCAAATCGTAAATAAAAAATAAAAAAAACAAAAGTCATGGGAGACGGAGAATTAACAACAACAAGCGCAAACACACCATCAACTGTTTGTGTACAAATATGTACAACAGGAGACACTGGGTCTACTGTGGTATCTGTAAACCCACCTCATCCAACTTGGAGTAGTCAAGATGGAGGTGATGTATTACAATTAAACATGGTACTCATTGGGGGTAACGGATTAAATGGATAAATTATGAAAAAAATAATTAAATTAAAAGAATCTGATCTTAGCATGATCATTAAAAAAATCCTTAGAGAAAATGAGGATAGAGGAAATAGATATATGTTTTTTTCTAATTTAGAACAAATGAGAAGACAATGTGATTTACTTTTAGATTTGGACTCTGAAATGGTCGAATCTATTTTAGAAAATGGTCACGATTGGGCTCAAGATCATATTGCCGAAGCAAAAAATAACATGGATCAAGTTTTTGATTTTATTATGAATGAATCAAAAAAAGATGGTATGGAATTGTCTATGAATATTGACGATAAAGATATGGTAATGTCAGAAGAAGATGATATTATTGATGATTTAGCAATGACAGAAAAAGATCCAGATAAAGCACTGGCTTTATATCAAATGAATGAGGGAAGAAAAAAAACAGGTACTAAACTTTGTGTTAGAGGAAAATCAGCGGCAAAAGCAAAGTTTGATGTATACCCTTCCGCATATGCCAATGGATATGCTATCCAAGTATGTAAAGGAAAAATTAAAGGTCTTGACGGTAAAAAACAATGTTCAGGAACTTATTGCTAATAATTTAATAAAAATTTTTTTATTTAATTTTTTTATATATCTTTGTAACATAAATTAAAAAATATGTGGTTAAAAAGATTAATGAAAAGAATAAAAGTTAGATGGATTCTTTGGACAAAAAGATCATCTATGATGAAAACATATCAAGAAGAAGTAGTTTCTTATGAAAAAACTTGTTTTAAGATATGTTTAAAATTAATATCAAATCCTAATTCTGATTTTATGATTGCTCCAATGTCTCAAAAAAGATACATTGTTAATAATGAATTTGGGATTTTTATTATGATGGATTATGGAAGAGTTGAGATAACTAATCACGTTTTTAATTATAATGTAAAATTATCAGATAGGGATTGGCAAAGATTGATTTATATATTTGATATTGAAACAGAAAAAAGACGTACTCAAACAGAAAGTGAGGTTAACTCAAGGATAACACATTCATTAGATATGGTTTTAGAACGTATTTCTAATCTCAGTTAAAATCTTTTCGACTAAGGAATCTACGGATTCCTTTTTTGTTTTATATGAAGTCATAACTGGTTTTTGACCTTTTCCTGTTTGTGTGTCATTTTTTTCAGCCTTTCTTTTTTGTTGACAAGCGGCTCTTTTTTGTGAATCACTCATTTTACCCGCAACACCTGCAGCTCTACATTTTGGATATGCACCTTTAGACGTATCTTGTCTACCACATGGTGGATGTTTACCATCAACTTTACGACAAATATCAACCCAAGGTCCTTTAGGTTGTTTAGAACCTTTTGGTTTCTTTTTTGTTCCAAACCAAACAGCTAAATCTTCAGAAATAAGATCATCATTTAACTCATCCCATTCATCTAATTTAGTTACAGTTTTTTTTGGATTAAAATTTTTAATTGGTTTTGCATCAGTATTTTTTCCCGGTAATGAATTCATAATACCCGCATCATCGGCCCAAGCAAACGCATCAGGATTATTTTTCATAAATTTTGCAATCTTTTCCGCTCTTTTTTCTTTCTTTTTAATTGTTTTTGGGTCGGTAGACATTTTACCATCTAAACTATCGTGATCTAATGATGCATCATCCCAATCGGTAACATATTCAGTAAATGGAGCCATTTGATTTTTATCAAATTCTCTATACCCAGGTAATAAAGGAGAAACATATGAACCTCTTGTTGACTTTTCAGACGTTGCCTCTCTTAATATTTTCTTTATAAAATTATCGGTTATCATTACTATAATAAATATTGGGAATATGGAAAAAAATGAAGAATCTGATAAAATATATGGTAATTTATTTGGGTCAATAAATTTATTAAATGAAAGTCATTTAGATGCAATATTATTGACTATGGATAGAGATCACGCAATACATTATTTGGTTGAATCTGTTAAATCCGCACATCAAAGAGGTGCTTTCACTATAGGTGAATCCGAAGTTATTTCTAAAGCCATACGAACATTATCAAAAAATGATTAAATAAAAAAAGGTCAGATTTCTCTGACCTTTTTCGTATTCGGTTTTTAATTGATTATCTCAATTCTCTCAAGTCGAATGTTCTAACTCCATCAACTGTGATACGTCCGTAGAAACGGTTGTTAACCATTTTCTTAGCGTATCTTGTCATAATACCTTTGATAGGTGTGAAGTTGAATGGGTTGTACATTGTAGGTGTCAATTGTAGAGGTACATACGGTGCGTAGATGTAACCTGTGTCTAACAATGATGTTCCTTTGTGTCCAATCAAAACTTGGTTTGGTGGGAAGTAAGGATCACGGTACACTTGGTAACGTCCTGCTAAAGTACCAACTCTTTCGATACCCATGTTATACTGATCTTGCTCAGGAGATGCGTTAGATACGTGGAAGTATTCTAAATCATCAAAGATTGCTGAAACCTCAGAAGATACAACGATCCAGTTAGCACCACCTCTCAAAGTAGATTTGTGGATTTGTGCTGACAATTGGTTGATTGCTGTAATTAAAGTTTGGTTCCAATCTTTCTGAGTGTAAGATGTAGTTTGAGAAATTCTTCTCCATCCGTTGTAGTCCCAACGTAAGTTCCAAGCCGCTCCTTTTCTCAAGTCACGTAAGATCTCACGGTCAATCTCTGCTGCAACTTGCTCAGATAACAATGCTGTTAACTCAGCCTCAGCGTCGATGTTATGGAATGCTGCAACGTCTTGAGCTAACTCAGGAGACCATTGTGCTCTTAATTTTCTTTCAGTTACGGAAACAGTTACTGAATCCAAGTCGAAAGAAACCTCTCCGATTTTGTCTTCAAATTCCATTTCTTCGTATCTTCTAAATACCGCTACGAAAGAAGTACCAGAAGTTGCCGAGAAAATTGTTGTACCTGTGTAACCGTCTAATGAATCAGAACTACAGTCAGCACATATTGGACAAGATAGATCAACTTCTAAGTAGATACATCCATCTGCAGAACAGATATTTTTGAATGAACCACCGTTACCATCTGTTGGCCAAGTTGTAGTTACAGTGTTACCATATTGTACGATACCTTTACCGTATTGTTGAGTAACAACTCTAAATAACAATGGAACAGCCACGTTGTTTGAATCTTTAATAACATTACAAGGAGTTGTAGATGAAGAGAATACACTTAAATTAGTAAAGATTTTAAGGTCAGAAAGGAAAGTTTCAGAATCCATTTCGTTTCCATCAGGTCCGATTAATTTACCTGCTCCTGTATCTGCGAAACCACACATTTTAATGATTAATTTTCTTTGGTTACCCGCTGCGATTTGAACACCACCTGCTGGTACACCACCTGCTACAGTTGCATCAACTAATGAACCACTTGACCACGCTTGAAGTGTGGTTGAAGCTGTTACGGCTGACCAACGACCTTTAGAATAGTCAAATAATCCTGGAGGATCTAATCCTGCTTCAGCACCTTCGTAGAATAAATCATAAAGATTCTTTCCGAATGCTCCTGCATTGTCAGGATATCCTGCTCCTGGTCCTGAGTTACCTGTACCACCTGCTGTAGGTCCGTTAGGTGCTCCGATTGGTGCGTAGTGCTCATTTCCAGTACCTGCTGGATTATATCCTTGGATACGAGGTACAAAGTAAAACAATTTACCGATAGGTAAGTTCATTGCTTGTACAGATACGATATCGTTAGCCAACAATTTAGAGAAAACTCTTCTTACGATAGGGAAAACAACTGTTTCGAACGCTCCGTTAGAACCTTCAGAAGTTGCCTCGTTAATTAAGAAAGAAGCTTGGTTTTCATATAACTGTGCTACGTTTTCTTTTAGGTGGCCTCTAAGACCTTCAAGGAATCCTAATTTATCCCATTTGTTAATAGTATCTTCTTTGATAACTTTAAGGTGTTTTAAACCGATGTTACCAACAAGACCTGATTCTAATAATGCTCCCATTTTTTTGGTTTTTTATTTTATTTGTTTATTTTTTATTTTATTTTTGACATTAAATCTTTCATTCTCAAGAATTGAGGATTTTCATACGTTTTAGATTCAATTAAATTAACTGCTGATCCAGATGTTGGTGTTTTTTCAACAGTTCTTTCAAATGATTCTGTAATCGTATTACTATCCTTACTTACCGTATCTGAAAGTTCGTCTTTTATTGATCTATACAAATTTTTAGATTCTTTAAGAGTTTCAACACTATCAAATCTTTTCAAGATATTAATTTTCTCTTGTTTTGTTGTTGAGTGTTCAGTAAATAAACGAGTAGCGTATGCTAAGTTTGAATTGAATACCGCAACTTCGTTTAATTTATCTCTAAATACATTTAATGCATTTCTATACTCTTCATTTTTTTCTCTAAGAATTTGTAATTCTCTTGCGTCCACACTTTCTTTTTTAATTGCTGTATTCGCTTTTGAGTGTGCTCTTGGTTTAGGTAAACCACCTTTTCTAAAATTAGAACCATTCCCTAACGTACGAGACGCTTCTTTGGTTTCCATTTTTTTAACGGTAGTGTTTTTACCTTTTTCCATGTTTTCACCTTCTTTGTATTCAAATTTGGCTTTACCCATACCAACTCCTCTGGTTCCTTGTTTCATTTTTGTTTTGAAACCTTGTCCTTGATTTGGTTTTTTGTCATATTTGAATTTAGACGCATTACCCATACCAACTCCTTTTGCTTTGAAATTAGATTTTGATTCAATAACAAATTCTTCCTCTTCATCTTCTTCTAATTGAGACCAATCTGTCTCATCATCAATGTCAAGTTCAAAATCGTCATCGTCATCTTCATCATCGTCTTGTGTATGTTTTTTACGTCCCATATGATAACGTTCTTCCATTTCACCACTCATGTGTTTAGAAAATTCGTCCTCATCACCATCTTCTTCGTCTAATACGATTTCATAAATGGTTTCAGTAACATCCTCTTCCTCATCCATCCAAGCTTCATCAAGTTCATCGTTTTTCATCATTTCGATTTCATCTTGTTCTTGTTCGGATTCACTTAATTGGATAAAATAGTCAACATCGTTATTCTCATCAGATAAATGTATCATATCGTCTTCTTTTTTAACAATTACACCGTCTTCAGGTCCCATGGCTTTAAAAACTTTTAATACGTCTGTAGCCGATGCTCCTCTTAAATCAAGTGTATCGTCATCGTCCATTTCGTCTCCCATGTCAACGCCTAAATTTAGTTCGTCATCATCTTCGTCACCAATGTCCGCATTATCAGCATCATCATCAGATACGTCAGTATCGTCAAACTCAGCATCTACATCAATCTCCTCATCGTCATCTTGTTCGTTAAGGGACTCTTTTACTAATGATCTGATTTCTTCCTTCATTGTAGAAGCAAGTATTCCTTTTGCATTTTCGTTGATAACTTCTTCCAAATTTTTCATTTGTAAGAAAGTATCTTCAACCAATGATTTTTCTTTGCTCATTATAGTTTTGTTGTTTTTACAATATAAATAGTATCTAAATTGAAAAAATTCACATTTTTATAACATTGAGACAAAAAAAAATGGAGATATTAAAAATACCCCCATTTTATTAAAATGTAATTAAATTAAAATTTAGTCGATAACCTCATCAATTTTACTTTCTGTGATTGATGTAATTCTCCAATCCATTGTGTAGTGTTCATAAACTTTGGTTACTTTTGCCTCAACATCAGTAGGGGTATAACCCAATACTAATTTTTCCTCTCTAACTTTTCTAACCTTTCCTGATTCACTGTCTAATAAATCAGATGTGATTTTAGCCACAAAATACTTTTCTCCTTGTTCCATAATTTTTATTTTTATTAAATCATAGAACTTATTTTTTTATTTGTCAAGAAATGATGTTAATTTATCCATTAAACTTTTTGTTTTTTCAACAGACGAAGATTCCATTCCGGTTGCTCTTTCAATATTCATCTTTCTATCCTCATCTAAATTTTCCTCATATTTTAAACGATCGTTTTTATCTAAGAATAAATAAGCCCCCGGTGTAGACGGAGAAGATACGAGGTCAAAACAGATTAATTCAAAATCATCTTGTACTTCATTTTGATCCCCCACTTTTTTAAGTGATCCAACACCACGAGAAGAAATACCTAATGTAACCCCTTGACGTAAATAGTTTGCCGCTAGATCTCCTTTTGTGGAAACAATGCCCCTTTCGTGAAATCCTGGGCTTGTAAGTAATTTTATTTTACCTAATAGTACAGGACCTTCCCACCACACATCAGTGATAATATGAGAAACACGATCCAAATCAATCAACGATGATTCAGGGTGATTTAATTCAGAGAGAGCGGTCCCTTTTTCAATCATCTTTTTGTAGTTTTCCGACTCTCTCTTTAATATCTTTTCAGGATAAACTCTACCATTTCTATTTGGGGTATCATATTTTTGTAATACCGCATAAAACTCAAATGGTTTAGAGTGGTCAAGCATATTTCTTGACTCTTTTATAATATCTAAATTACGACCCTCATTAGGATTAACATATCCTGCATCGTATTCAATAAGAATTCCCTTACCCGAATCTTGGGGTCCTAAAATTTTATAACCGCTCATAGTATTTTTTTATTATAAATACTAAACTTTTTCGGTTTTTACTTTAATTGGTTTAACATTCCCGTTTTTTGTTAAGTAAAATTTAAAATTATCGTTCTTATGTAATACGTCATTATATAATCCCTTAACAATTTCTTTTAATTTACGTTTAAGTTTTAAATCTTTGAAATCCACCTCATCAATAAGATAAAGATTGATTTCTAAATTCATAAATGATTTCTTTTTTAATGCTAATCCGCTTGTTCTTAAATCCATATCTACGATGAATTTTTCATCAAACATTTGTTTATCTATGTTATTGAATATTGAGTGTTTAATTGATCGGTTCATATTTAATACAACCCTTGTCCAATTTTCCACATCTTTTTTTGGTTCTACCCAAGTTTGGAGGTTCAAGTACAATGACTTGAAATTTTTTGAATCTACTGTTCCATAGGTTATTTTTGAGTTTCTAAATCCACTCAGTTTTGAGGTTTTCCCTTTTTTCATTTGATATTTTCATAATACAATGTTTATTTTATTGAAAAATAGTTAATTTTGTGATATATATCAAATATAAAATAAAATATTAAAACATAATATGCTAATAGTACACGTAACAAAAAATGGGGGGATCGAGAGAGCTCTCAAAGAATTAAAAAGTAAGGTAATCAAAACGAGACAAAACTCTCATTTAAATGATAGAAAAGAGTTTGTTAAAAAGTCAGTTAAAAATAGAGAAATCCTTAATAAAGCTATTTATCGTCAAAAAATTAAAAGTAACGATTAAAGATTATTATTTAATTCTTGTAGTTTTAAATACCCCAACTTATCAAATGATTCTTGATTAATTTTTTCAATTGTTTCGTTGATTGTTTTTTCTACTTCTTTATCTTGCTCTTTTTCTTGGATTTTCTCTAATTTAGAGATTACGCTCTCTTTTAAAGAATTATATTTTTCTATTAACTCATCTTCTTTAGATGATAATAAAGTTTTTAATTTTTTTTGGTCTGATTCGTTAAGATTACTTATGTAACTACTAATTGTTTTATTTGCAATGTTAACCATAGTTTTTAATGGGACCGCAACAACTTCTTTGTTCTCTTTAGGTAGTTTTGTAATTGTTTCTAAAATTGTTTTTTTACTTGTAATTTTTTCTTCTAATTTTGTTATACCTGTAGAAAACAAATCATCGACAACATCATATTCGTTATTATATTCACTACCTTCTAACCAAATATTTAAATTTTTTAAATCATCGGTTTTAATTTTGTTAATAATGTTTTCGTATGCGGTAATACTTTCATTAATAAATTCGTTTGCAATAGATTCGTTCAAACCTTTATTAGATGTCAATTCATCGTACAAATAGAAAAGTTTAGAAATATTTTTATTCTTTAACACCAATGAGTTAAATTTAGACATATCAGTTTTAATTGTACCATTTTTGTATGATTCAACTAATTTGTTTTCTATTTTTGATTTTAATTTACCGAATTTCATAATCTTTTTTATTATAAATATCAATCTCTTAATAATTTGCTCAATTCACTTTCAATTGACCCTAAAGAATTTTTACCTTTTGATAAGTCAATGTACTTATCACCATAAATATCATCACTTTCAAGTAAGATATTTAAGTTATCATTTTTCTTTCCTTCAGGTAGTGTTTCTTCTTCTTCAGGTGCTGGAGGTGCTCCCGGTGCTTCAGGTGCCCCACCTATTTCACCCCCACCTAATGGTGGTTCTGGTGCCGGTGAAGATTCTCCACCTCCACCACCAAAGTCAGGTAATGATCCTCCCCCAAATGAAGAACCTCCTCCACCTCCTCCACCTGAAGGTGCTGCCCCTCCTGCCGGTGGATTTTCTGTGGATCCTGATTTAGTTTTATATAATCTATCAACAACATCAAACATACCTGTATGTGTGATAACTGTTGCGGTATTTGCTAGTTCGGCGGCAACCGCTCTTTCTAATCTTTGTTGTTGAGTATCTAATTTAATATCTTCATCTGAGAACCCAAAAATATGTTTCTTAGCCCAAGTTGCGGATGTAGGTGCCAGTGAATTAGGTATTTCAGAAACTAAATCTTTGTATAGTAATACTTTTTCTTTCCACACATCAATCATTAATAAATCCGCTTGTTTTGATGGATTAGTTAATCCTAATGTAAAGTTTTGTAACTCATCTTCAAACCCTAAGATAAATAAGTGTATGATTGCAATTTTATTCATTTCTGAAATCATTGCTTTTTGTATTTTGTTAATAGTCCTTGCAAAACGAATGTCCTGTAGAGATAAATTTTTACCATCACCAACAACCTCTTCAAATCCTAAGTACGCTTTCGGCACACGTAATGCTGTAACCAATTTCTTTTGGATGTATTCAATGTCCGCAATTTCAGATAAATTTTGTGCTCCCGGTAATGTCTCAATTGGCATTGTTTGTGTAACATCACGTACAGGAACAAAATAATCTTGATCAACCGCCATCTGATTAAAACGTAAATCAACATTACCTGTTTTATTATCCACAACTTGATCTCTCTTAAATTTGTTTGCAACACGTTGCACATATGGTTCAACATCTTTATCGTCCATATTACCAACAAATACTTTAAACACCCTTCTCTCAGGTGCCCTTGAAGTTCTATAAATTAACATTGCATCTTCTGACAGTAATAACTGTTTCCAAATTCTTCTCGCTTTTTCTAACATTGAGGTACCATAAGGAAGTTTTCTATCGTCACCAAGTAATCTAAAGTGAGCAACTTCCCAACTATTAAATTCCATGTCTTTTATTTTCCAGTGGAATCTTAAACCTTTTTGTTTTGGGTCCACTTCAGCATTTATTGATTTTGCTGCCATACCACGTTCTAAACGTTCAATCTCAATGTTTGGTAATTGCATACAACCAACAACACCTTTTTCCGGATCCAATTTTAGGTACACAAAGTTATCACCATATTTACAAGTATTTCTTGTCCACATTTGTAAGTTTGTGTTAATATCTAAAACATTATTAAATAAATCTGTTAATATACCTTTTACTCTTTTTGATTCTGAATAAATTTGTAGAATATAACCATCTTGATTTGGTGTGGTAGATTCTTCAGCGTATATATCTAATGCAGTTGAAATCTCAGGAGTAAATTCCATTGATTCATAGTCATAAAATGCAGCCAATCTTGTTGGTTCGTAATAAACCGCCTGAGTATAAAGGTTATTCTCAATTTTAGCCCATTGTCCTGACAAATACATGGATTGTTGAGCCTGTAATTTTTCTCTTTCATACTCTTGCTTATCGGTGGTTTTGAGTAGTTCTTTTTTATCTAACGAATATGTTGGGTAATCTTGGTTCAGCAAAGAATTAGGACCAAAAGTTTTTGATAATTTTTGCCAAATTGTTAGATTTTGATTATTATTTTCCATATTAAAAAATTAAGTATAACAATAAATATATAAATAGTTTAATAACTCATTTAGAAGATGTTGGTGTTGGTGTATTTGTTGGTGTTGGAGTCACACTCGAATTTGGTGTTCTTGTAATTGTGGGTGTTGGAGTATTAGTTGGATCCGGTTCTCTAGTTATACTTGGTGTTGGAGTATTAGTTGGATCCGGTTCTCTAGTTATACTTGGTGTTGGTGTTATAGTTGGTGTTGGAGAAATTGTGGTTGTTGTGGTTGTAGTTGGTGTTATTGTGGTAGTTGGGGATTCTCTGTGTTCATTAGGTAAAGATCCTATTTTACCATCAAAACCCGGTTCAAATACTTTAGCAGTTAATATATCCTGACCTTCAACAATCAATCTTGATCCCGCAAATATTTTTCCCGACCTTTTTCTTAAACTTAATCCCATTTTATTTTAATAATAAATATTATCTTCCACCAAATAACCATCCGTATTTAGCATAATCACTTCTACTTGGGGCACTACTATCTCTCCTTGAATCATAAGTGATATTTGGCATAACAGGATTAAAACTAATAATATCTTTTACAGATTCATTATTAGTTACAGTCCAAGATTCAATCATTGATTTGGTATGTTCCGTAACTTTCTCTAAACTTGAAAAAGATGACTCCCCAACATATAATGCCATGGCAATAGACATAATTAAATCATCGTGGTGTCCTTTTTGGTGATCGGGTCTACCGTTTATGTAAACGAAAGTATTCATCTCGTTATACAATCTAGAACTATACATTCTAAATCCGTGTCTCATTCCTTCCTCAAACGCCGCAATAATTTGTACTCTTTTAGAGTTAAAATTAATACCCGGTATTTTATCTACCGTTCTTGATGCCGACCTCCATATATTATTTTGATCAACCCCATCAATATACAAATTCTTGTAATCAAATTCTTGTAATTTACGTACAGTTGTTATACCCATACCTCCTGTTATATCCACCACAACAAACGCAGAATACATATTTGCCCATTTAAAAGCAACTTCCGCCAACGTATCGGGTGGTATTTTACCAATATATTCTAATACTTGTTCCCTTTCATCAAAATCAATAATTTGGATTGTACTAAAGTCCTCACTATCTCCACGAGAAACGTCAACCCCCATTATGTATTTGTGTCCCACAACAGGTTCTTTCCAAATCCATAGTGAATTACCCATCATTTTATTTTGGGGGTCTTTTAACATATTCTCACGGATTTTTTGTAACATATTAGAATCAAAGACATTATCCCCCGATCCTAAGAAGTTACACTCCAACTCCTGAGATACCTTTCTCTTGTCGTATTTAAGTTTTTTTACCATCCCCTCAAACCAAACGGAACAAGGTTTATAACCTGTATCCATAATTGCTTTAAGATCATTGTAATTCCTATCTTTAAATGGGATATTTTCCCAACTTAAAATATCGTCATCGGTATATTCCTCTTTATTTAATAAATAATGAATAATATCCTGTGTTTTGACTAAATATAAATCTTTGGTATACCTTGGATCTCTAAACCAATACATCTCAGAAATTTTGAAGTCATTCATATTTCTTAATGCTTGATCATATATCTCATAATAAATTGGGTCATAACCATTCGGTGTTGAAACCACAATTACCTTACCCCCTGTGGATAAGGATGCCATACAAGCCGCCCAGAAATCACTGTCGGCTTCAATAAACGCCGCCTCATCAAATATAAGTATTGTAGGGGTAAAACCACGTAAGGCATCTTTTGATGTTGCCACGGCTTTTACTTCAGATCCATTATTTAATTTATAATGTTTTTGTGAGTTTTTTTCCGCTGCGAAATCAACACCTACCCATTTTGGCCATTGACCAATAAATGCTCTTACCTTATTCGCCATCTCTAATGATGTATCAAGTTTGTTGGCAATAATAAGGATTTTTTCGGGTTTGTTTTTCTTAGCAAATGCTAATCGTTTTGATGCCCAAGCGGCTGTAACCGTAGATACACCCGCCTGACGATATTTTAATGCAATATTTTCATTGTAATTTTCGTAATCTTGTAGTAAAGATATTTGATCGGGAAATAACTCTAACGGCACGTATTGAGATACCGTATTATCATATGTCTGTAAATAAGTTTTTAATGCGTAAGTTGTGTCCTTCATACACTTCACATACTCAAGCATTACTTGTTCTTTAGATAAACCCATAAAAGTATTTATCTATAAATATAGAAACCCCCAGTTATTTTCATAAAAGGGGGTTTTTAGTTATTTTAAGGATTTTTAAAGACCTAATTCTGAAAGGATATCATCATCTTCTTCCTCATCCTCTTCATCATCGTTATGATATCTATCATATTCTCGTTTTGCTTGTTGTAAAATTTCCTCAAATTTACGTCTTGCTTTGTCATTATCAGCATTATCTTCAGAAACAACATTTGCCATAATGTCTCTTAAAAATTCTTCAGCTGGTATACCATAAAGTATTTTTGAGAAATAAAATTTATACTTTTTACCATACTCATCAATTGTTAATTCATCAGGTAAAAGAGATCTTAATTTTCTCACTAATTCTCCCCCAACTCTAAATTGCATTGGTTCGTTTGAAAAGACATCAGTTTGACCCATTACATCTTGAGCAATGGATGGATCTACGTTTCTCCATTGTTCTCTTGATGGGATCATTTCAAATGTTTTCCCTAATTCGTGTAATAAAATTGGAAATATTAATCCATTTCCATAAAAAGTTTCAACATCATCTTCTTGACCATTTTCTTGACCACCTTCATCCTCATCCTCATCTCCATCATCATAAGATTGACCTGATGATCCTGCGGCATTCCCACCTAACATTTCAATCAATTGTTCATCGGTGAAATACATTAAATCGTTTGCTGACATTATCTTATTATAGATTGAATATAATCTTGGATCAATTTGTTCTAATCTATCTCTAAATTCTTCAATTTGATATGCAAACTGAATTCTTTTACCCGTTCCTTGAATTAGAGCGTTAATAACATTTCGTTTTTCAATTTCAAGTTGTCTCATTTCATCTGGAGTTAATTCATCAACGTCAAATGAAAAATTTGGAGGTAATTCTAATTTTTTCATTTCTTTCGGTTGCATTCTAAACACACTTGGATCAATTGGTTGTTCACCTAAGAAAGTCAAAAGATTAAAAAAATCATACTCGTATACTACTCCACCATTTTCACCTTCTCTTTTAGTGATTATTCCATTTTTTAATGCTTCTTCCATGGTCATATCGGGTGACATCCATCCTGATTCTTTAGACGCAATCTCAACTGCCAAATCTCTTAACTCTTCTCTATGTGCAGGTTCAATTGACATTGCTTGTCTTACAGCATTCATTTGTTCCATTTGAATGGATCTTTTTACTGACGGTTCAGTAATATTACCTTCAGCTCCGTAATATCTCTTTACATAATCAACTATTTCTTTAAATCGTGTTCCTGCAATTCTTTCTACATCACTTGCCCCTTTTCTAAATGCTCTATTTTTAGCGTATAAACCTTCAGGGTCTTCAATTTTTGCTTGAGATCTTGGATCCATCCTTTCAGGATAATCACCATAATCAACAGGGGCTTCTTTAACGATTCTTCTAATTAATCTTTCTAAATCTTTATTTCCCATTTTGTTAAATTGCTTGGTTAATTAATCCAATGAAATCTTGTTTCATTTTTTCTTTATTTTTCTTTTGACCTCTTGGATCTTCTTTAACCCCAGGATTAGGATTTTTAACAGGATTTCCCCTTCTTTTAGGTGTAGTGCCCGGTTTAGTAGGTGCATCCTTCTCCTTAGTTCTTTCTTTTTCTTTAGTTTCGTTTTCTTCCATTGTTCCCATAATTGGCATCATTTGAGTAGGTTTTTTCATTCTTTTACTTTCAATTCCTGATTCTTTAGCAAACATACTCATTTTTTTTGGATTTCTCAAAATCATAGAATTACTTTTTTCCATTTTTTCTGAAATTGTTTTTAAAATATCCGCCTTGGTCATTTTAGGTTCAATGTGTTTCTCAATCATTTCAACAATACGATCCTCCAAAAGTTTTTCGTATTCTTCATTGGTTTTTTCTTTTTTCTTCTCAAATAATTTACTATAAAGTTCTTTGGCTCTTTTATTATGAGTACTTCCGTGTTTTGACATATCGGCATAACCCTTAATTTGATCAATTATTTTTTTGTCGGTCCAATCTTCAATATTTGATTCAATATCTTTTATTTTTGAATATCTAACAATGAACTTTTTAAAGTCATCTTTTAATTTAGAATCACTAATTTGATTTGGTGTTTTTTTCTTAAATAAATCATAAAAACCTTCGGTAACGTGATCCGGCATTTTTTCATAATCTTTTTTTGTGGTTTTGTCTGAAAATTCTTTTGCTAATTCACACCACTTCTTTTTCTTAACTCCCTTACTTGTATTACATTTTGCCCAAAAGAATCCTTGTTGTGCCTTTGATTCAAATTTCTCAGTCATTTCATTTTTTTCTTTTAATGGGGTTACAACAGTTTTACCTCCAGTTGTATCTACCTCAACGCCATTAACCATAGTTTTAGAATTAGGGTTAACTTGATATGATGGTTGTGCCGGTTTTGTTACCACCGTTGTGTTTTGAGGTATTGATTGTTCTTCAATAACATTCTTACTAAATCTATTTACTAACGACTTTATTTGAGTGTCATTTAATTTAGCAACAAAAGCGGATGATAGTCCGCTTTCTAATAACATTTGTATGTCTTTTTTAGTTCTCATATATCATTTTTTTTTCAAACTCAAGAACAATATCTCGTTCATATAATTTATCTTTTACTTCTTGTTCTGTTTCTCCAAACCTAAAAACAAGTCGTTTTGTAACGGAAAAATCAATTTCATCATTTTCTTTTTCCCACCCCAATGAAATTACACCATCCATTGAGTCCAACATTGAGAATACGTCCGAATCTTGAATTAACTCCAAACCTATTTCTCCATTTATTAATACACCAACTTTCTTAATGTATTCAACATCTGGTGGATTTGGATATCCATTTGATGGTTTTGATTCCCAATTGTCTCCCCAAACTTCTAACGTATCCGAAAAAATAAATTCATAAATGTTGTCACCCTTATAGTTGGGTCCCATTCCATTTATGTAAATTAATTTATTCACAGAATAGATCCGTTTGGTGTAATTTTAGTTTCAGTGATACCGTCTTTAAAAATTAAATTCTTTTTGTTTGTAATACCAACTAAAGAAGAATTAGGATTTTTTTCCATATAACTTAATGCCGATCTTTCTTGTCTGATAGTTTCTGATAATCTTTTAATTTCTGATTTATCAAATTCTCTCATTTCACGTAATCTCATTTTATTTTTTTCTTTTCTTAATTCGTCTTCTTCATTAATGTTAAAATATTTTGAAATTATTTTATCTATTGTTGATTCACCGAATGTTCCATGCGACAAATGTGGGTAAGATCTTTGTTTTAATTTTGCTCCATGTCTTGGATATTCATCTCCAAAATCATCTCCCATTGAATCGTATCCCATATTTAATTCTTTTTTCATACCTGAAGCATAAGCCGATGGAATTTTTTCATTAAGAGCGTCTTCTAAACTCATAACTTCTTTCATCTCTCCTCCTTCTGCCGGTGGTAGAGGTAATTCTTCTCCCATTCCAGGTTCTTCTTCTCCCATTCCTGGCTCTTCTTCCCCCATTCCAGGTTCTTCTTCTCCCATTCCTTTTTCGTCTTCTTCAACACCCTCTAAACGATCAATAATTTCATCAATATCATCATCATTTAATGTTGTTAAATCCAATGCCGATAAAATTGAATTAATAACGTATTTAACGTCATCCCCAATCATTTCTTCATCTTCATTATTAAAGTTTCTAATTTTTTGTGCTAATTTACCTGTTAATTTTTGGATTACCTTCATTGTTACAGGTTCGTTGTCGTCATCGTCTTCTTCATCCCCACCCATTTCATCAAAATTAGGTTCATCCTCAGGTGCCGGTTCAGGTAATGCCTCAGGTTCTGGTGATGGTACAGCAACAGGAGCCGGAGCGGGTGCCGCTGCAGGCGCAGGTGCCGCCGCAGGTGCCGGAGCGGGAGCCGATTGTTCATCAAGTTCAATGTCATTAGTCATCATCTCATTAGTTGGTTTTCTTTTAAGAATATATTTTTTATTCTCATTAAACAATGACGTACCTTCTTCATTTTCAAATAATGTATTTAATTCTTTTGCCATTAAATTCATTCTTTTAAACGCTTGAGAATAAGAGTTGAAATATTGTCTATTTTTCATAGGTGCAATATATTCACTCTCAGATTCGTTAATAGTTTTCTTTATAATATATCCCGCCTTTTCTTTTACGATTTGGTATCTATTACCATCCGCTAAATCAATAGAATATTCTGTAGATTTAGATTCGTTAACAGGATTTGGTGTATTTTCGTTGTAACGAGAAATTTCAATAATTCTTCTAATTTTATCCATTCCCTGTAGTTTTTCACTACCAATTGGTCTTAAGTTTCCCATTTTTTTGTTTTTTTAAAAATATTATTTTTATTATAAA